AAAGATATTAATTTATTCATACTTGTATTTATATAAATTGCAAATTAAATATAATTTTCTATAAAATTTATCATATTAATATGAAACAGTTACAACCCTTCGATGCATTTGCGGAACTTGTTGATGTTACAACATTTTTTTCGATTTTTTCAATCCTTTTAACAATATAAATTCCATCATTCATCTGTGTTTCAAATTCATTACTAAACTCTGTTCTTCCACCAGAATAATATTCTTCTGCTGTCATTAAAGATGCTGTTGCCTGTAATGTTTCTCTAAATGCTGGAATTAAAGTTGCCCTTAATAGATTATCTGGTGTTCTGTATTCATGTACCAATCTTAAAAAAGCTTCTTCTTCTGAAGGAATTTTGAACCTAACAGATGATTGAATCAATGCATCAACTTGGTCAAGAAATACTATTTTTTGTGGACGTAACATGGCTGACAATACAGTTGAATCAGTATTTTCTGCTGTCAATTTATCAGTATCATTATTATTTCCAATGTCTGTTGATTGTACAGTCATCGCTCTTTTCCATGAGTTATATCTCCCAAACCAATGGAAATTATACCCTACATCACTGATTACTTTTTCAGTTCCTGTAATTGTTCGTACATGATATATAAAACCGGGTTCTGCATAGAATGTTGCTCCACTAAAACCCAATGACACAATTAATGCCATTACTAATGGCAATGCAATTATATTATATTGTCTATGATTTTTTAAAAACAAAATATATGCAACTGCATATATAAATAAAAATATTCCCATACCAATTAAATGATTCATTTTTTTACTCCTAAGTATTAATAAGTTAGAAAATTATATCATTTAAAAAATTTTTTTACAAGTTTTAATTTATATTAATATTTTTTCAATCAATTTTATGTGTTTTTTTAATTTTAAATTTATTATTGGAATGTTATCTATTAATGCCAATCTTAATGCTTGTCCTGTTCCACCTGTTTCATTTGTGGTTGTTTTTGTTGCACCATCAGGTGTCCAGCATATTATCAAATCAGATGGGGTATTGTTTAAGCCATAAATTTGTGCAACATTTCTTACCATTAATTTCATTACTGATGGTGATAAATTTTTTGCATTAGGGTGAGTTTCATAAACCAAATCATGTGCTAACCAAAATGTTTCTGTTGTTATTCCTTTATGCTTATCAACTTTTAAATTGTTAAAATTATTCCAAGGTAAATATATTTCTTGTCTTTTACAATATGGCACATTGTTGTCATCACACCATTGTTGACAACCTTTTTGAAATGCTGTATCTGCACCTTCTGCACCACCAGAACGTAAGACGTAACCGTTTTCTGCCATTGCATATCCAATGACTACCATTAAATCTTTTATAACTTTTGGTATTTTTCTAGAGCCTATACCTGCATAATACATTTTATTCTGTTTCTATTTCTGTTAAATTATATAATGTTGTATAATTATTATGAGTAAGTTCAATAACCTTTACCATTAACTCCTTAAATTCTTTTACTTTTTCAATGTTTCCATTAAAAATATTGTATTCAGTTTCATCATCAGAATCATCACAATCATCAAATAATTCTTTTGATGAGATTATTGAACATGTTTGTAATTCACCTATCATATGATATAATGATTCATTATTATATAAAAATTCAACTCTATATCCAAGAAACATTTCTTTCTCTACATTCAAAACAAATCCAGAGTCAAACAAATCACCAGTTTCTAATTCTTTAAATTTTTTGATTTTTTGTGTACCATTATCTAATAAATGTTTATGCTTATTAAATAATGATATACACTGTAAACAATGTTTATAATTATCTAATAATCTTTTTCTATATTTTTCTTTTATTTTGTTAACTTTTGTTTTATTTGAAATTACAGCATATTCTTTATTTGAATCTAATGAAATATTGTTAAATCCAAAAATATCATCAAAGATAAAAAAATCTATATTATTATCATGTTTTTTATTAAGTATTAAACGATATAATGTTATACCATCTGTCTCTTGAATGAATATATCACCTATTTTAAAATTTTCTGGTTTGATTTTTTTCATGAAATGTTTTTGTTTTGGCAGGTGAGAGAGGAATCGAACCCCCATTAACGCTTTTGGAGAACGCTGTGCTACCATTACACCACTCACCTTAATTAATAATTGGAAATATTATTATAATATTTATATATTGTCAACATTTTTTTAATAAATTTAAATAAAAATATCATCTTATTTAATCAATTATCATAAATACTATTAAACATGTTTTTAAAAAATCGGAGAAAAAAATGAAAATAAAAAACGTTTTATTTGAATCATTTGAATCAGATGATGTTAAACTTAATGACTTATTACCAATACATGTGTTTGTTCTTAAAAAAATGTATGATGGTGCGTTAGATTTAAGTGTTGCAAAAGAAAGTACACTTGATGCATTTGATGATTTAGTTGCATATGGTTTAGCAACACCTGATGAAGAATTAACACCACGTGGGGTCAATATGGCTAAATATGCCAAGGAATATGGTTCAGCAGATTCTAGGGCATTCAAGGCTCGTGGTAGAGTACCACGTAATGTTCAAGCTACTCAAGGTGGACCTAGAGAAAGGGATGGTGCTAGAAGAAGAAATGATGCAATGCTTGGTTTAAGTTAAAAAAGAGGATTTATTCCTCTTTTTTTATATCTAAAGTAAATTTAACTTTCCCACAATCATATATTCTATATATTTTATTATTAAAACAATTTTGATGTTCTGTCAAATTTGAATCATAGTAATGTAATTTATTTTTTAAATTCTTTTTTCTATAATTTGATTTATGATATGTTTTATCTTTAACAACATATGAGTAATCTTCTGCTAGTTCTTTATCATGTTTAAATCCATTTATTAAATAAACATTACCATTATCCCATCTATTATCAGAAAAAGTTTCAATTTTATCAATCTTATCAAAATTATTTTTTATAAAATATTTTAATAATTTACTAAATCCACCTATAACAGTTGTATTTGATGCAAACCTATCGATATTGTATAATCCTTCTTTTATTTTTGTTAAACACATACATGAAACCATCTTGTTATCATAATATAATGAAATGTAATTTGTTGATGCTTTAAATCCTTGTATATGATTATTGTTTATAAATTCAATAACATCCTTTTTTCTTGGTTCTCGTATTTTACATTTTCTTGCAAATATTTTTGTTATTGTTTTCCCTAAAATATGCTTTATTTTATTTTTTACAATATCTTTTTTGTATATCCATTCATTCTCAAAAATGGTTATTAATCTGATTCCTTGTGTTTTACACTTTTCGTATTTATTTTTATGATATTTTTTATCTTTATATAATTCTGAATGCCAATATATTCCACAATACTCAATTGCAATATTATAACTTGGAATGTATATATCTAATTCCATTGGTGATATAGTTTTTCTATCATTGGTTACAATATCGATACCTAAAGATATTATATATTCTCTTAATTGTTTTTCTGCAAAGGAAACCAATTTTGAATTTATTTCAATTCCAAATTGTTTCATTCTATTTGACAATGATGATATATCATATCCTTCAAGATATTTTAAAGAAATTTCTGTCAATGTTTTTTGTTCAGTATGGTGTTTTTCTTTCAACCATTCTGCATCATTTATTCGTTGGATTGTTCTATCTGAAAACTGTTTGAGTGTTGGGTGTACACCATATTTTTTCTTAAAAATTTCTTTGATTTTTTCTTTAACTATTGGATTGTTAAATGGGGTTGAATATCCTGTTCTTTCGTAATATTTTTGTTTTGTTTTATCTAATATTTCTTTTGCTTGCAACCCATATTCAACACCATATTCTGAATAAAGTGTTTCTTTAGCTTTATCTCTTATTTCACTGTTTTGAAATGGAGTTTCAGTTCCATATTTTTCTAAATTTGTTCTTTTTATTTTATCTTTTATTTCATCCGATTTAATAGGGTTGTCAACACCATATCTTGTTTCATTTGTTTCTTTAATTTTTTCTTGTATTTCATTAGATTGGAATATTTCTTCTACTCCATATCTATCAAGATTAGTTTTCTTTCTTTTGTTTATAACTTCTCTTGAATTCATTATATTTTTAAATTCATCAGACTTTAAAAATTTTTTATGTTTTTTTGTTTTTGTATATGATGTTTCACCATACTTTTTTAAATTGGTTTCTTTTATTTTATTTTTTGTATCATTTGAATTACTCGAACATTTTACTGAACAATATTCACCATATCCACCTTTTGATGGATACCATTTAACATCATTTATTTTACATTTTTCACATTTAATTGTTTCTAATACATTATGTTCAATATGCCATAATCTATTTGTTGTGGATGCATTATTAGGTAAAAAACTTGTTATATTGATTAAATTCACATATTCTTGTGGATATTTAATTCGAATATTTGAAGTTTTTTTATCTTTATATTCCTTAACTAAAAAAGAAACGTCAGAAATATCTGACGTTGTAGGTTGAAGTGTTTTCCATTTTTCCATAATAACAACATTTTAAATATTTTGTTATTATATATTCATTAAAACTATATGTCACATATAATTTAATTATTTATATAAATATTGTTTAACAAATTTTAAAATCTCTTTTTGAAAATATTTTTGTGCTTCCTTATCATGTTTGACACATTCTGCCAATTTAATGATTTCTTTACCATTGTTTGCCAAATCTAATGATTCATATACAACATTTGGCATTGCACCTTGTGCAGATGGTGTTACAACTAAATCAACTGTTACTAATCCAAAACCTGATACAATACCTGCTTCATTTACAGTACCAGCACCACGACTAGAAACACCATATCTAACACCTGATTTTGCTAATTCTTTTGCAATCAACCCCATTGGTGTATCTAATAATTTAGCTTTACCTATAGCATTATTTCCATTCATGTATAATTCTGTTATAACATGTGATATTCTATCCATATTAATTGTTATGGTTTGTGGATGGTCTAACTCCCCGAATATCCCACCATTTTCTTTTATAGCGACATTTGCTTGGTTTACAGCAGCAACCATTTCAGCCAATGGATAATTTCTACCATTTCTATTTTTGGTTTCTGCTTGCATATATATTCCCTGAATCCAAACATCACCGTTATTTACTCTTTCTGTTATAATGCCACCTTGTGATGGAACAACTTGTTCAATTAATATTTCACTCATTATTCAAACCCCTTTCCTTTATGTTTTTCTTTCCTAGAATAGTCATTTTTTCTATCTCTGTGTGTTTGAGATTTATTGAAAGTTCTCATATGTTTTGCAACAAAATTTTTATCTTTTGTATCATCAACATTTTTCTTATCTTTCAATTTTTTCTTTTTTTTATCCACAACATCATTAGCATCTTCATTTTCAGAGATATATTTATTTGCTAAAATTTCTGAACTCTTTTCTTCAACATATTCAGAAAAGGCAATGTTTGCTTCATCGAAATTATTGTTTCTAATACATTCAATAACTTTTTTTAATTTTTCTTTCATTACTTATACCATTTTTCAAATCTAGCAACATTATCTACTTTTGATTTTTTAGCAATTTCAATTTGTTCTTCAATTGTTTTTGTAATTGTATCTTTTGAATCAGATTCTTTTACGTTATACCTAAGTTGTAAAAATTTGTATAAATCTTGTATTTCGTTAAACTCTTTTGAATATGTATTATCTGCTGTTGTAAAACTTATCCCACCACCAATATCATCTAAATTAGTGTCTATATAGCCAACATATTTATCATAAATATACACATCATCACCTTTAAGTCTAATTGCACTTCCTTCAATAAATTCTTGTACAATTTGACTAACTTTACTATTTACATACTTACTAAAAATATTATTACTTTGTTCTTCTTTTTCAGATACAACTGATTCAATAAACATATCTAAATTCTGTTTCATATCATCATTTAGTTCTAATTTTCTATCTTCAAATAATTTGGGGTATTCTGATTTAATTTTACTCATAGCAAGTTGCTTTGCTTCTGTTAAATATTTTGTAAAATCAATTTTGTCTTTACCAGATGAAATTTGTATAACGTATCCATCCTTATTTTCTTCAACAATTTTTAAACCAACGCTTTCAATATTTTCCCTTGTTTTTTCATTTATTTTTGTTTTAAATAATACGTTCATTTTTTCACCTTAATTATTTGCAATAACAGATTTAGAAATATAGTCCACTATTTCATCGTTTTTTTCTTTATCCATTAATTTTTTCAAACATTCTTTTTTTTCATCTTCGTCTTCTAGTAATTCACATTTACACACATCACTTTTCATTTTTTTCTTTTGTTTTGTGTATTCAACTAAAAATTTCTTAAATGTCATTGATTTCATTGATTATTCCCCAAGTTATTATAATCTTATTTTTAATAAGGTATTTTTCATAATTGATTCAAAAAATATATTACCTTCTATTATTTATATGTTTGTTTAAATTTAATAATTTTTTATAGTGGTGGTGTTTCTGGTGATTGTTGTATTGAATTACCATTCATTCCCTTTTGAGTTGGAGAATTTTCTGGATTTTGTTCACCTTCAGTATTTTCTCCACCTTCATTTTCTTCTGATGGTAATCCTTCACCACCTCCACTCATTCCACCACCAAATGATGGACTTCCACCCAATCCACCTTCGAATCCACCTAATTCAGCTTCTTTTGGATTATATATTTTTGCCAAATTATTTTTATCATTATCCATATCTAACCCTAATTCTTCTGCTTTCAATCTTTCATTTTCTTTAATTTCATCAGGTGTTAATTGTAAGTATTTCTTCATAGAAAAACGTTTTGATAATGATTCTATTCCATCTACACTTGTGTATATTCCAACATTTTCTTGATTTGTTGAAGATTCTTTAGATTTACTATAATCAGAAGGTTCTGGTAAAACTACATCATACATTGTAGGGTCGATTTTTATTCCAATAGTATGTAAATATCTTTTAAATTCTTTATCCATTGTTACTTCAATTGATTTTTGTAACCTTTGGATATATAAACTAAACTTAATTTCCTGCATATACGCAATACCAACTCTCCCATTATTATCAACAGAACCATCTTCAGTCATGTTAGACATATATGAATTCGGGATACGCATTGCTCTCCACATTTTTTTATAAAAATATTCTAAGTCTGCTAATTCACCCAAGCCTGCACCACCGGGCAATGTTTCTACTTTACTCCCTGAACCGTCTGAACGTTGTGGTAAAAATATATCTTCTGACATAGATTCTGGATTATAGATTGAATCAATTGTTGATTTTCCACCATAATATGTCGGTATTTTCTTTTGTTTAAGCTCATTTTTAATATTCTGTAAAACAGCAGATACCATATTTGGTGGAGTTTTACCTACATCTACATAATATACTCTTTTTTCTGGTGCACGTTGAATACGATATATTAATATTGCATCCTCTAATAATTCTTTTTGTTTAAAAGTTTTATAAACAGGTCTTAATATTGAAATACCAAAAGGAGCTTCATCTGACATTTCATCATTTAATGAAAACCTAATAATATCATCTTCTAAATATGCTATAACATCGGCACTTGCAATATCGGAACCATTTGCCATACTATTATATGGTTGGTTTGTTGATGTTTGTTGCATATATCTATCACGAATGTACCACCCTCTAATATCTGAAATATCATTTTCGGAAACAACAGCGGATAATACATTTTTTGGATGAACATATATTATTTTTTCATTTGTATTTTCAGGTCGTATAAAAAAGCAATCACCATATTTAATTGTTTGTCTTGCTATTGTAAATAATCTTGTTTTCCATGCTTGTATTCTTGACCATGTTGCCAATGCAGCTTTTAATGTTATAACTGTATTGCTTTGTATTGTTTGACCATATTCATCATTTAATTTTATTAATAATGGTTCTTTTGTTTTTGGACTATTACCAGTCATCTCTTCTGCAATAATATCTAATGAACGTGCAACATCAATATCTTCATCCATTAAATCATATTCTTTGTATTTAACTATTCTTGAACTTGAGCCATGAACTAACCTATGATACCATGTATAATTACCATATAACATACCACTCATAGATGCATTATCTGCTCTTGCAACTATATCATGTGATGGTTGTACTATTTTATAATATTTTGTTATTGCCATTTCTAAAAACCGTTTTTATTTAATATATTTATATTACATCAAATCATCTGTTCTTCTAAGTTCTAATAATTGTGAAAATGTCCCACCCACAGAATTACCACCATTGTAATCGAATACATTTCTTACCTTAGTTACATGATAATATTTATCATGATAATGCATCTCTTTTTCTTTATTGTTTTCATTTGTTGCATATTTTTTTTCATATATTATCAATTTTGCATACATTGGATAATATTCAGGAAATTTGTAATAGTGTGGGTTACTAGGATTCTCATTAGCAATGTCTGTTGGTTTTCTGTTTACATCATATAATAAATATGGATTACCACGAATAAATATAGAAAAATGTGAATATTGCATTGCAATTGATGTATTTGGTGCTGAAAATAAATCTCCTTGTTCTACACCATTTCCCTTTTGTGTATCAATCAATAATCTAACACCGCTATTAAACGTTTTAAAATATTTTAACTCTTGTGCTCGTTCTACGCTTGTTTGCTCCCTATCACCATATACTATATTTGCTTCAGGACTATCAATATGATTTTCCATTACTCCATTACCTACCTGATATGATGTTTTTGATGTTATTAAAAAAATATCATTATCTTCTGAATCTTTTTCATTCATCCTAAACGTTAATGGATTTACTGCACCTTTACCCGGTCCAGTATCAAATGATATTGAATTATGTGCCAACTCTATTTTTTTAATTATTACTGTTATTTTAACAATATCATCACATCCCCTATAAACTGAAATACTAACTTTTGGTACATATGCTGGTTTACCTAAAATGTCTTCACCAACACGTTTGGATAAGCTCATGATTTTGTCAATTGCACAATTTATTGTTGTTGATGGTTCAAATGATAACGTTCTTATACCATTTTTTGTTTGGTCTTGTTCAGGTTGTTCAACAATTATGTTTCTATTATCTATTTCATATGAGTGATATTCACTATCTAATTTTACTTCAAATTTAATTGGTAAATCATCTGACTCCAAAGGTTTTTTATGCTTTGGTGGAACTTCTATTTTATCAACATGATTATCTCTTACATATCTCAACCATTGTTGTAATTGTGCTTTATGTGGACTCTTTTGACTATCTAATTCTAATTGAAAAGCATCAAATGCATCTTTTAATGTTTTCATTGGTTTACTTCTTTCTAGACGTTTTTCTCTTGCAGGATATTTTATACCATCTTCTGCACCACGTGGCATTAACCCACATGTAGGTGCTTCAGGTGTAGGTACTTTATCATGCAGTGCTCCATCTTTATGTGTCAAATTCATTTGATAAATATTTGAATATGAAGGCATTTGTCCCACTGTTTGACCACAAGACATTACCATTAACTTATGTGTTCTTATATTTGCTGATAAACTGTTGGTTGATGAAACAATATTACTTACTTGAAATACATATTGGTTTCCTGTTAATACTTCCATAAGATTACCGTTTATATCATAACATTCAAAAAAAGTCTTTAATGCAAACCCTGTTTGAGAAACTGTAGTATCACCAAAATTTGATATAATATCCAAATATAAATAATCTAAGAATGAATATCCTATACTTTCGTGTACTTCTAATACACCAACATTTGATGTGTTGATGTCATTATTTGGAGAGAAGAATGAAAATTCAAATTCTGCTCTATTTAAATAAAATCTTCTTTCTTTATCATAATCTGTCAATACAATAAACCCTGTACTACATCCTGCAACAGAATCTCCTTCTCGTCCCATTTGTTGTGTTATGTTAAATGTTGATGCATCCTCTACTTTTTTGAAAGCAACAAGAACATTTTTCATTCTATAATTATAATATTTGTCTAATGGATTTTTAGGTGTTGACATTTTTTTAAATTGTTATATTGTAAAATACTCTATCTACACTAGGCAAAAATATTGTTTTACCAGTAATAAATTCTTCGTTTATATCTATTATGTTATTATACATTAATACAATCCATTCTAAATCTGGTCTATTGTATATATCATATGCTACTAAATCTGGTCTGTTTTCATATTTTGGGGTAATTTTAAAAACAATATCATCAACTTGATTTTTTTCTATATCTGATTTTCTTTCCCACCATCCTAATTTTTTTTCAAAGACATCAACTGTTCCACCTTTTAAAAGTCTAGAATATCTTTTTTTTATTGACGTTTTATTTTCGTATGTTTTGAAATTTGACAATTTAAAATCCTCTCAATAATCCACGTTTAAAATTAGTTAAATTAAAACTAGCTCTATCTTCTGGTTCATGTTTTTCTGTTAATGTTATAGTTATATTTTGAATAATTGGAACATGTGCTTTTGATGTTTCTATATAATCAACATTATCAGGGAAATCAATATTTAATGATGTCATTTGTGTTGTAACATCATAAAATTGTGCTTTGTACCCAGACAATGTTACTACAGGTGGTACACCTAGTGCACCAGAATTTTGTTTTGGAACCATCCATGACTTTAATATGTTCATATACTTAAAATTTTTATTAGCTTCTTCTACTGTTCTAGATATTAATCGTGCGTTTATAGACCATTTTCTTCCTTGTGTTGATTCATATACAACAACAGCACTAACTGAAGGTGCTGGTGCATCTACAAAATTTGTTGTACGTGACTCTGATATTCTTGGGGTAACATCCAATATAACAATATCAGTATTAGCACGTAGTGTTATTTTATTATCCATTATTATAACCTTCAATATTTACCATATACGTATATTTATATTATTGGAAATTTATAGAAATTTACCTTTTTAAAAATTTTAAAAAAGATGTTGACATTTTATTCGATATATGATATAATCATATATCGAAATGATATAATGGAAGAAATACATGGAAGAAAAAAAACCTAAAACTCGAAGAGTAAAAAATTATGTAAATAATAGAGACTTAATTACTGAAATTAAATTAAGTAAGGAAAATAACAAATTGACAGATAAGCTGACTAAAATGATTATTTTATTGGTTGACAAGTATGCATCATCATCTAGATTTTATGTCACAACACATTTCAAAGATGATATGAAAAACTTTGCAATACAAACAATGGTTGAAAAATGGAGTAAATTTGATTGTGATAGAGAAAATCCAAACCCTTTTTCATATTATACATCTATTATTAAAAATGCATTTTATCAATACCAAAATGCTGAGAAAAAAGAAAAAGATATAAAAAATGATTTATTGATTGAATTAAATAAATCACCTTCATATTCTTATATGGTTGCTCATGAAGAAGCAATGAGAACTGAACATGATTCATATGAGGGGACAAATATTGAAGGTGACGTAATTGAAATAAATTATGTTGAAGAAAGCGAAGATGAAGAATAAAAATTATTACAAAAAATGTGCAATGTTTACAGATATTCATTTTGGTAGAATGGCAAATAGTTCTGTTCATAACCAAGATTGTTTGGATTATATTGATTGGTTCTGTGATAATGTTTCAAAAGACAAAGAAATTGATTGTATTGTGTTTATTGGAGATTGGTATGAACATCGTTCATCAGTTGATGGGTTAACACTCAAATATTCATATAATGGAGCAAAAAGATTAAATGAATTAGGTTTACCTATTTTTATGATAATAGGAAACCATGATTTATACTATCGAACAAACAGGGAAGTTTATACAACCAATTTCTTTGAATCTTTTGAAAATATAACAATTGTTAATGAACCAACTGTTTTTTCAAGGTTGGGTAAAAAAGGTTCTTTAGTTTCACCTTATTTATTCCATGATGAATATGATAAATTATTGGCATACATGGATATACCTGTCTGGTTTGGTCATTTTGAATTCAAGGGATTTGTGCTAACTGGTGAGCATGTAGTAATGGAGCATGGTACTGACCATACTAATTTTAAATCAATTAAAAAGATTTTTTCTGGGCATTTTCATAAAAGACAGAACAAAGATAATGTTCATTTTATTGGAAATTGTTTTCCTGCTGACTTTAGTGATGCAGGTGATGTCAATAGAGGGATGGCAACATATAACTTTGATACAGATACTGTAAAATATATTAATTGGGATGATTGCCCAAAATATATTAATGTAACACTATCTCAACTTTTGGAAGAACATGAATCAATTCTGTGTAAAAATGCAAGGGTCGAATGTTTAGTTGATATTGACATAACATTACAAGAAGATATTGATATAAGAACAAAATACATGGAAATGTATGAGCTAAGAGAGATGAGATTAAAAGAAATAAACAATCTACAGAGTATTTTAGCGGAAACAGAACATAATTTATCTGACGATGAACTCAATGCTATGACAACTGAAGAATCTGTTGTTTTAATGTTAACTAATGTTAAATCAGATAAAATAAAAAATACTAAACTACAAGAAATATTTAGGCAGTTATAATGGAAATAACATTTCATAAATTGACATTAAGAAATTTTTTTTCTTATGGAAACAACGTAAATGAGTTCAATCTAAATTTTAATGAACCAATTTTAGTTGTAGGTGAAAACTTAGATGTTACTGTCCAAGGACAACTAGACAGTAATGGGGCAGGGAAAACCACAATGGTTAATGGATTAATGTATGCATTGTTTGGAAAAGTTTTAACCCCAGATGTTCAAATTAATGATATTATTAATAATGTTAATAACAAAGACATGGAAGTTTGCCTATTTTTTCAAATAAACAATGTTTTTTATAAAATATCACGTTTTAGAAAAAATAAAGCATTGGGTGGAAATGGGGCAATTATTCATAGAAGAATTGGTGATAATAATTTTAATAAAAAAGATAAAAAAACAGAAGATATAACACCTGATAGTGTATCAAATATAAACAATGTAATTGAATCGATAATTGGTATGAGTTTTGATACATGTGCTAGAATAATTTTATATACAACGTCACATAGACCTTTTTTAAGTCTACCATTGACTGATTCATCCAAAGTATCACAAAAACAGATTCTTGAAGAAATAACACGTTTAACAATGCTCTCTGAAAAAGCGTTAAAATTGAAAGATATTATTAAAGAAGATAAAAAGGATTTGGAAAATTTGGTTGCTTTTGAAGAAAGACTTATTTCTGAAAAAAGAAAATACGATGAACAAATTGAAAAGACTATTGAGAAACAATCTTCATGGGAAGATGAAAGAAATGAAAAAATAAAATTTCATAAAAATATTTTAAAACAATTTAAAAATATAGACTTTAAAAAATGTTATAACGATTTAGAACATTTTTTAAAATTAAAAAAACAGATTGAAGATTATAAAAATGATTTGTCAAATATAGATTATAAAATTGATTTACTTAACAAATCGTTAATCCATGCTAAAGAATGGGAAGATAAAAAGGTAAATGAGATAAATTCACTAAAACTAAAAATCAATGAATATGAACACTATGATTTTGATGTAAACAGAGAATTATTTTTACTACTTGAAAGTCTTGATAATAAACTAGATAAAAAAATTGATACATTTGATGATATTGAATCAAATATAAAAACATCATTGAATAATTTAAAAACAATGAAAAAAGAAGAGACATTATTAGAACAATCTAAATGTCCTTATTGTAAACAACAGTTCAATGACGCAAAATTAAAATTAGATGATTTAATCAAGACGATTAAAACAACTGAAGAAAATATTAATTCATCTGAAAAAAATAAAGAATCAATCAATGTTAAAATAAAAAAAATAAAAAATAAAATCAAAATTATTTCCAATGAGTTATCATTCAAAACTTTGGATGAGTTAAACAAAAGTGAAATAACATATAAAAACTATAAAAGAGATTTAAATAAATTAAATGATTCAATAAACCCTCATAATAATGGAGAGATAAATGAAGATATATCTAATTTTAAATCAAATAGGGTTAAAATAAATAAACTTATTAAAACCGTAAAAAGTGAATTTGATGATATTGACATAGAATATGAATCATTAAATGATTTAATAAAAGATGAAAACAAGTATAACAACTCCAAATCTTTAATTGATGAAATTACAAAAAGTGCAAATCCATATGATTCGGTAATTGATGATTATAATAAAATTGAATTAGATGAATCAAAAGAGAAAGAAATTGAAAAATTATCTGATGATATTGAGCATAAAATGTTTTTGTATAAATTATTGACAAAAAAGGATTCGTTTATTAGAAAAGCTCTATTGGATAAAAGTATACCATATTTAAATTCAAGGTTAGATTATTATTTAAAAAAGATTGGATTACCACATATTGTCAAATTTACTAATGAAATGACAGCAGAAATTAGTAATTTCGGAACACCAATAAAATATGCAAATTTATCATCTGGTCAAAAGGCAAGGATAGATTTTGCTTTATCTTTTGCATTTAGAGATGTTGTACAGTTTGGTCATAGTAAAATAAACTTTTGTATGTTAGACGAATGTCTAGACACTGGTTTAAGTGATGTTGGTGTTATGATGGCTGTAAAAATGATTAAAGAAGTTTCAAAAGAAAATAACTTATCAATGTATGTTGTTTCACATAGAAATGAAGTATCAGCGATGTTTAATAAAACTTTGAAAATAGAATTAAAGAATCGTTTTTCAAATATTAAAAAAGAGAGTTAAACTCTCTTTTTTTTAAAATTTAAAATATGCTTGTTTCCACCATTTTGGTATCTTATTATGCATTTTACTATATAAAAAACCAAAACTTGAATCAAGTATATACGTTACACCCCAATCTTCCTTAGAACGAACCACACGTCCACCACCTTGAATTATTGCTATCATAGCTTGTCGTTGATACCATTCATTTGAAAGTGTCATTCTTTTCTTAACCCATTGGTCACCCATGTACGGATATGGTACTTTTGCAAATATAGCAAACCTTCCTTTATCATCAACTAAATCTAACCCTTCTGTTATACTAGGAGATAATAATATTGTCGGAGTATCAGATTCATTTATATACTCGTTTATTACTTCATCTCTCGATTTACCTGAATCTGTACCATGATGTAATATTCTATGTGGAATCATATTTCTCAAATCTTTTACCAACCAATCAGAAATTTGAAAACTTCCAGTATGTATAATTCCATTTTCATCATTATGTTCTTCACAAATATTCATGATTGCTTCAATCATAGATTGTCTATCTTTCTTTCTTTCATCAGTATTCCACCCATAATTCATTTTTGCAACTGGTTTATAAATTACTGGTCTATTATCACAATCAAATTCTGAATCAATTGATATGATTTCTGCTTCATCTGGGTTAATACCTAAATCTTTACAAAATGCATCTTTATTTAATATTGTTGATGACATAAACATGAATTTATTTGCCATTGGTTTGACTATTTGATGAAATGCATTACTCCCATATAATTGTTTAAATTTAAATGAAACTTTATCATTAACTAATACATAATTTTCGAATATTTCTTTTTTATTTGTTGTTAATAACACTTGTAAAGAATCAAAATGTTTTTGCCATTTTAAGTAACTCATAATAATCTTTTTGTCATCACGGGTTAATACAGCATTATTTAAATATACTTTATCAGATATTTCTTGATATTGATTATGGAGTTTTTCCACATAATCATAAACAGCACTATAATATGTTTCATTTATCCAATTGAATGCTTCATTCATAGATGTACATGGTTTAAAAACAATATCTAAATCAATACATTTTTTCATTGTAATGTTAACTGAACCAAATTCAGTCAAATGGTTTTCTAATGTATGACATTCATCAAAAACAATTACATCTCGTTTTTTTAATCCCAATTTATCATGTTGCATAAAAAACAACAATGCAAGTGTATAATTTAACAACATATTAGGTGATTTAATTGCTTTACCAATTGCATTTCTATGTGGACAATTATCGCATTGTGGTTTTATATCTGAACCAATATCACATGTTGTGTTTTTTGATGAACATGTATAATTTGCTTTTCCATATACTGCTTTTAACAATTGTGAATCAAATGAATCTTCATATTGCTTTTGTAATATTTTTTGAGTTGTTATAATGAACCCATTACCATTTAAACCTGATAACCAACCACTCACATTTAATGCAAGAGGTGATTTACCACCACCTACAGGTATTTCAACCAAAATATATTTGATATGTTCTGGAAGTGATTGTATCCATTCAAGTGCTTCAACTTGACTTTTACGTGGTTTAAAGTTTGGCATGGGCCAAAATGACATTATATCTTTTTTATCTGTCATTAATGTAATTCCTCAATTAATATTAATATATCTCATAGTTTAACATATATAAAGTTATTAATCAATATAATTTATATATAAATATTTTTTATTTTAAAGGCAACTAATATCTAAAACTGGTTTGTTTACAAACCATGTTTTGCCAAAGGCTATATTTTTTTAAATGAATGCAATTTTTTTTTTCAAAAAATTTTGCAATATTAAAATATTCGCTTCGCTCATATTTTAATATTTGATGAATATTTGGTTTTTTTATTTATTTTGAAAAAAATATAAAAGTATATATAATGATATCCCCCCCATTTTTTTATAAAAATTAAAAATAATGTTCTTATAAAAAAATTATTTTTAATGTTTATAGAGCAAATTACCCAATCCAAACTCAGTAAATTTATCCCATATTACCATTGGGATTGATATGCTTATGAACAGAAAAAAAAAATAAAAAAGTTAAACATATTCGGCTGTCATTTCAATTAAAATCCACATAATTAATAGACTTTCATAACAATAGGATTTGTTATGATGTTTTAGCAAGACGATTAATATTAGCAACAATAATTCCGAATTTTTAACACTAATATTAACCTTGCACAGACCTTTAAGATATAACGTGGTTTGACCATTTCCTAAATCAAACATCTTGTCCGATAAACACTAATAAGTGAATATGCAGCCTGTTCAGAATTAACAAATTTTAATAAAATCCCTTTATTTTTCTGTTCCAAAAAATTTTTTAATTGTATAAAGTTTCTTAATGTTCTTAAAATTTCTTTCTTTAATGTTCTTTACTGTTCTTAAAAATTCTTTCTTTAATTGTTCTTAAAATTTCTTTAATGTTTTCTTTAATTGTTCTTAAAATTTCTTTAATGTTTTCTTTAATTGTTCTTAAAATTTCTTTAATGTTTTCTTTGATATTCTTAAATTCTTTCTTAAAGATGAAATCCGTTATCATCAATTAACTCTAATCCAATTTGAGTAATATGTGTAATATAATATTGATTAAAATGAAATGTCAAGCTTTTTTTCTAAAAATATTCTATTTTTAATAATTTCATATAATAATTTTGAATCATTGATATCTTCAATCGGTTTTACAATCTTAGATTTACTCAAAATATCAGAAGCATATTCTTTAAGCATATCATTCCATTCATCATTAATATTTTCATTTTCAATTAAAGCTTTATACATGTGATGTTTTGTAAATGAACCTCCTTTTATACCTTCATTGTTTTGATATATAAATTTATCAACACGTTTACCAATATTAGTCGGTTTATATGTTAATTTTGCTGATTCCAATTTTAATGTTGAAGGGGATAAAATGTAAATATAATCTGCAATTTCTTTAAATTTTAATCTAAGAAGCGTTGAATATGTGACTAAATCAATTAAATGACCTGCTTCTGAATTATAACTATACCCTTCTATTGCAAATATTGTTGGTACACCATCAATTAAATATTCAGAAACTTTATCAAATAAAACATTTACAGTTTCTGAATATTTAATTAATTTATATGATTCTGATTCTGAATAATTTTTTGGATAATCATAGTTTATGTAAATAAAATCAACAATTTTATCACATATTTCAAACCATTTATTTAATTTAGTTTTTCCAAATGCTTTACTCTCATCAACAACACTAATGATGTTACCATTAACAACAACCCCATTGCTTTTTATAGATGGGTCAATTGTTATAAGATTATAGTTCATTATTTTTTGCTTTCCATTAATTGTTTTATAAAATCAGAAACAATTTGTTTCTCTGCAAGAGACATTTCCATCATTTCAGAATATGATATTGCACCGTTCATAAAATATGTTAATTGTACAACCTCATAAATATGCATTCTAATTTGATTCCTCAAATCAGAGGTCATTTTAGATATTAACCTTCTGTCTGACTTGAGGATTGCGAAAAAAAACTTACAGGATTTAACATTGGTGAAACATCAATTGGTTTACCACAATCAAAACAATTAACGGTGTAATCAAATTTTACACCCCATGAAGAAACCTTTTCAATTTTTTCTGAAAGTTGTTTTTTCATAGGAACACGTAAATCCAACACCCATTCTTCGATATTGTCTCTGTCAGTGATGCCATCAACTGATTCAATCATTGATGATAATATTAAACTGATATAATGTTCCATTGATTCTTCCATCTCTTTTGTATATTTTTCTTTTTCTTCGTCATCTAATCCTTCAGGAACAGTAAAATCATTATATTTAACCAAATTTTGTGATTGTGTTTGATATGTTGAAACAAGATTATCATATTTAATTGGTTTAAGTTGAATATCTAATGTAACATTTGTAGAAGGATTTGTTATTTCAAAATTATATTCTGATAACAGTTTATCTTTATCAAGTTCAACTGTATTTTGTGCAAGCAACTTATCCAATGGTATTGTATATTCACGTGTTGTTTTGTGGTTTGTACATTCACATGTTGTTTTTATAGGCAAACTATTCCCATGTGATACTTTCCACAGTGCAGCCATTAAATAATCTACATCATTGGATAACAGTTCCATAGGTTTTACGATTTCAGGTATACACCTTTTAAACACACGTTCAATAACATTTCCTTGAAAAATCAAATCAGGTGTTTTTAAATTAATTTCATCTATTGTTTTCATTGGAAAAACTTCAACTTCACCATCTTTAACAGTGTCAGCTAATTCTCCGTTAGTATAAAATAACCCCCTTGATGGCATACGAAAACGTTGACCGGGCATTTTATTTTTTTCTAGTAACGGATTTATTTTTTTAATTACTTCCAAAACTTCATTTTTATCGTTATTGTTGTTCATATATTGTACCAATGTTGTATTTTACAAATATTTATGGTTTTACAAAATAAATGAAAATGACAATTTTCATCTAGTTGTTAATGAAATAAATACTACTAATATCGTCAATTTAATGGAAAATAATATGGCAAACGAGCAAATTGAATTAATTAATATACTTAGAAGATTGGATAACACAATATCTAAATTTTCTGGTTACTTTGCAAATATGAATAATGGTTCAGATAATGGAACATCATATAGCAAAAATGATACTAAAAAAGATGACGATGGATTAGGAAAAATGAGAGAAAATCTCAAAAAACATAATGCAGAATGGAAAAAAATAAATATTGAAGCTTCAAGAAATGCTGAAAAATTAAATAAAACTTTTGGTGATGGTTTCAAGGATATATTCAAAAAAGTAAAAGATTCAGTAATCAATGTCATTCCAAGTAAAACAATGGAAAGAAATATTTCACGTACAATGGATAACATGGAAAAGAGTTTTAAAATGTCATCCATAAAAGCTGGTGAAAAAATGTCTGAATATTTTAAAAATAAAATGAAAGAAACTAATAATAATGTTAGTGAATTAATGTCATCTACGGGGGAAATAACAAAAGGATTTGAAAATGTTATTAAGATAATGAATGGAATCCAACAAAGTGGAATTGTTACTAAAAAACAAATTGAAATATTGGGTGAGAATTTTGATAATTTAAAAGATGAAGGGTTTGATTTAAAAGAAATGTTCAATGATATGGGACATGACTTTGATAGTTTCTCAAAAATATTTAAAAAATCACAAATTGATAAAATTGAGTTAAACAAAGCTGGAATGGAAAGTACCAAAAAAATGCAACAAGAAGCAGAAAATGCAATGGGAGATTTTGTAGATTCAACATTGGAATTATCTAAAACTATAAAAAATGAAACAAATAATCTTAAAGATAAATTAAAGGGTGTTATAGGTAATTTAGGTAAAGGAGCAATTGCATATGGTGTCAAACAAGAATATTCAGATTTGTCTGCTATGCAACGTACAGGTATGAGAGGTATTGATGCAGGTTCTTTATTGGATTTTGCAATTGGTTCAGCAGATAGAGGTGCAAGCCAATCAGAAATGGCACAAGCAATTTCATCAAATAGAACAATGTTAAGAATGTTTACTGGTGAAATACAATCAGCAAATGTTTTAAACAATGAAAAGTTTAATTCATCTTTAGATTTAATTAGAGATAAGTTTAATATAATTGGAGGGGATGCAGTTAAATTTTTTGGAAACGAGTTAAACACATTTAAGAATTTGGGCGTTGAGCCATCAATCAAAGCATTAAATGAGTATACACGTGATATACAGGTGTTAGGAAATATGACAGATATGATACCTGAAGAAATAAATCAAATGTTTGCAAATTTGAGTAAAGATAAAGGATTCAAGGAATTTTTTAGTAGAATTGATAAAAGTAATAAAGGATTAGGAATATTAACAAAAACATCACTTGAGTTAAGGAAAAATTTTGCATTGACTATGCCACAAATATTAGAATTTGCTCAAAGTTTTGCAACATCTACTACAAACAAAAAATTTTCAACAAGATTGGTTGAAATTGAGTTTGCCAAAAATTTATTTGCATTAAATAAAGATACTGATGCTTTTAAAAACTTTAAAGGTGGAAAATCAGGAAATGGATTAACACAAGAAGATATTGATATAGCACTTAGGGCATACAGAATGAGAGGTGTTGGGGTATCAGAAACAGATATGTCAACAGCACTTAACGTAATAAAAGTATTACAAAAAGCAAATCTTGAGTCAATAAATAAAGTTTCAGGAACACCAGATGAACAATATATTTCTACTTTAATGGAAAATGCAGGAATGTTTGGAGAAACAGATGCAAACGCATTTAATAATAAAACATCAGGATTAATAAATTCAGTTAATGGAAGCTTTGATGAAACAATGGAAAAGGCACTTGGTGAACACTCAAACGCAATAAAGTTATTAAACCAAATTGCAGAAAATACATCAGGGTTTTTAAAATCACCTATAGGAAAAATGGGTGCAGGTATTTTTGGTGCAATGGGTGGTATAGCAGAACTATATTTAACGAAAAAAATGGCACAACGAGGTATTCCACCAATAACAACAGAAGGAGCTAATCCAAAAAATTCACCAAAAAATGCACCAAGAGGTGGAGGTGGTGGAGGAATTTTGAGAACCATGTTAAAATGGGGTGGGATAACACTTCTTTTAGATGATGCAATCGGTAGAGCTACAGGGGGTGACTCAACTTTAAAGAATATAGGAACATGGTTAGGTGAAAGTGTTGCTAAAACATTCGGAGAAAAATCATATGAAGATAAGTTACTTGACCAAAAAAGAGATGTTGTACACAATTTAGCATCAAAAAAAGAAAGAATAATGGTAGCAACAGGGGAAATGAGTGAAACAGAATTAATGTCAAAATATTTTAATCAACAAGAATATGATAAATTATTTAGTATGACAAATTCGCAACGAGTTGAACACTTAATGGGAATGTTACCACAAAATGTAAAAGATATTATGAATCCAAGAAATTCTAACATTCAAGAAATGTTAAATAATGAATATATAGATTTTACAAATCTTGGTACACCCATAATTCAAAATGGAAAACCAATTATTACACAACAAGATGGAAAAACATTATTAAATTATGAGATTGATATATCATCATTAAAAAATTCTGAAACAGAAGAAAGGGAAAAGTTGATGTTAGATTATATGAAAACAACATCAGCGTATATTAAAGTTATTACAGAAAATCAAATTAAGTCAATCGAAAATGATTTGACAAAAGAAGATGAATTGAAAGCATTAGCATATAAAAGAAAATCAGATGATTTAATGTCAAAATTAACAGACGATATAGCAGGACAAGCATCATCAATGGAATAGCATGGAAAATAGATTAAGTAGAAAATTAATAGACCAATTTTATGCCATTAATACAAGTAATGGTAAAGATGATAATATTAAAAGTGATACATCAACTATAAAAATTGGTGTTGTTGTTGATACAGACGACCCGTTAGAACAAGGAAGACTGAGAGTATGGTGTCCAGATTTAAACGATAATCCAAAAAAATTGCACCATATACCTTGGGCATTATATGGTGCACCATATGGTGGGAGTATTAATAATAGTTGTTATTCACGTGGTCATCAAACAGGTAAAGAAAAAACATCTGGTGCAACACATTATGGATTTTGGGGTATACCAGAACAAGGTGCACATGTATTGGTTGCATGTATAAATGGGGATATAAGAAGAAGGGTTTGGTTAGGTTCAATCCCACAACATCAAGAAACACATACACAATTTACAGGAAGGTTTAAATGGGAAGATGGTAATGTTGACGGACCTTTATCATCAACAAACTCACCAATTCAACCAATGTATGATAATGCTTCAATTGCATTTAATGATGATAGAGCATCAGCTGAATGGAAAACACGTGGTGCAGATTATCAACCAACATCGGTTAGGGAAGATTTAGGAGAAATACCAAACCCTTCAAAATCAACATATTTAGATAATCAATACCCACAAATATCTGAAGCTGAAAAAGATGATTGGGTTAAACCAATTCTTGGTTCACATGGTTATGATTGGTCAGGACATAAAAGTTTAGGAGCATTTAAATCATCACGTGTATATGGAATGTCAAGTCCCGGGTTACATTCATTTTTTATGGATGATAGACCGTTTAACTCAAGAATTAAATTAAAAACAACTGCTGGTCATCAAATTATATTAGATGACACAAATGAAAGAATATATATTTCAACATATGAGGGTAAATCATATATTGAAATGGATAAAACTGGAAACATTGATATATTTGCAGATAGAAGACTTTCAGTACATTCAACAAAAGATATAAACATTGAATCTGATGAAACTGTTCGAATAAAAGGAAAAAAAGGACTTCATTTATATGCTGGTGATACAACAGGACAAACACCATTAAATAGTATACCTACTGATGGTCAAATCAGACTTCATTCAACTGATGATATGCATATAATGGTTGAAAAAAATCTAAGAACATTAGTACAGGAAAATCATATATTAGAAATTGGTGGTGACTTTTGTACATCTGTTGGTTTATCTATGTTTACACAAGTTGAAAATGATATAAACACAATATCAAATGATGGAAATTTAAACATATCAATAAACGGTGATTCTAATACTAACGTAACAAATAATGTTAACCAAATGGCAGGAAATGATATGACATTACAATCTGTTAATAATTCAGAAATAATGGCATATAGAGGTGCAATGGATATAGGTGCTCAATTAGATGTTACTGTTTCATCTAAAGGAGAAAATGTTGGAATTGAATCTGTAAATAAAACTGTTACAGTGGAAGGTGGACAGGGTAAATCTTTCATGTCTGTTAATGAAAATTCTGCAACTATATATAGTGAACCAAAAGTAGTAGTAATGTCAAAAACAAAACAAGAAACAACAATTTCTACAGAAATAACACCATCAGTTGCCAAACAAGAATCAACAAATGGATGTTTACAGGTTCAAGGTGTTAAGATAAGTTACGGTACAGAAGATGTTGATGAGGATGTTCCAAGTGAGAGAACATTTAAGTTTGGTAATGGAAAGTCAGAAACAATGGATAGAATAAATTCATCATTGGAAACATTTGCAGAAAATTGGAATGGATTAATGCAAAATCTAAATGATACATTTAGTGGAATATTATCAGACCCATTTGATTTTACAATTCCACCATTATTTGGAAATATTTTCCCAATAACAGTAGACTTACAATTACCAGCAATTGAATTACCAACGTTAAATTTACCAAACTTATGTTTTGATTTTTCAAAACTTATAGATATATCAGATTTTAATATTGTTCCTGAAACATTATTTCAGTTAAACCTAGATATGGGTGGATGGACGTTAGATAATTTAAAAGGATGGGTTAATAATATTAAATCAAATTTTGAAGCATTTAAATCAAGCATATCATTAGCAAATATTGCATCGCAATTACAAGCAGAAATTACAGATATATCATTAGCATTTGATGAAATTTTAAATGCATTTAATGATTTAATAGATATAAATATATTAGATAATGGTCTTGTTTTAGAAAATTATTCATTGACATTATCATCATTAATAACAGGAATGGAAACTTTTAATGTTGGTGCAGAATTATTGGGTGGTGGATTAACCACAATTCCATTACAATTAATTTCAAAACTTAGTGGTCATCAAGAAAATATATCACGAATGATATTAAATTCACCAAATAATTTAAACGGTTATGATTTTTCTGGATTAATAGGAACGAGAGACGAATTTAGTACAATGAATGATGATATATTTGGAGGGATATAATAATGCCAGAAAGTAATAATTATTCTGTAAATACAGAAACTGTAAAAGATTTTGAACAATATAATGAACCATTCAAAGATGGTGAACCAATGTTTGCAACAAAATCGTGTTTATCTTTAACAGAACTGGCAATTTGGCCCAATAGAGTACCAATGCATGAACCTTGGGCAAGAGTAATGAAACAAGATTCAGATGATGAAGTAAATGAAGAAAATACTGGATATAAAAATAATGTTGATTCAATTGACCAATATGATAATGAAACTAAACCAGAAGGAAGGAAACCAATAGGTGTAACTGAAGGTGATGAAAAACTTACAAGAAATTCATTTTGGAGAAGATAGTTAAAAATTATTATTGATACAAAGATAAATACAGTAATATATGACTAAAAGGAAGTAACAGTGGCAAATTACTATTATAAAGGTATATCGACAGTTGAATATGAAAGAAATAAATCATTAGTGTTGACAGATATTGAACTTGTTAAACGTGATTTATTGAATCATATATTTACGCTTAAAGGAACAAGAGTAAAAATGCCAAAATTTGGAACAATTATACCAGATTTATTATTTGAACAATTTGATGAAATAACAATTCAACTTATTTTAGATGAATTAAGAACAGTTTTCAATTATGACCCAAGAGTTGATTTAATTGAAATAAACACATATCCATATTATGATGAAAGTACATTAATCATAACAGCAAACTTAAATTATGTTGAGTTAGATTTAACAGATGTTTTGGATATAAAAATGGAATTTAATATATAAAGGAATTTAAATGTCAAGAATAGTAAATAGAGCAGAAGTATGGGAGAAAACATATGATTCTTTCCAGCAAATAAATTTTGCAGCATGGGATTTTGATACAATCAAAGAATCAATGTTGGACTATATGAAAATATATCACCCAGAAGAATTTAACGATTATATTGAATCTTCAGAATTTATAACACATCTTGAGTTATTTGCGTATATGGGTGAGTTGATGGCATATAGATATGATATGAATGCTCATGAAAACTTTATAACCGTTGCCGAAAGAAAAGAATCAGTGCTGAGATTGGTTAAATTATTATCATATGATGTTAGTAGAAATATTCCATCTAGAGGATTAGTTAAAATAACAAGCATATCAACAACAGAAAAAGTTTTTGATTCCAATGGATTAAGTTTAGCAAATAGAACAATCACATGGAATGACACAAATAATGTAAATTGGAAAGAACAATTCATAACTGTGATGGATAGAGTTCTTGAACAAAACTTTGGGACAGTTTTACCATCAGATAGAATACAAGTCCAAGATGTATTGTTTGAATTGTATTCATTTAATAACATTCCATTAAATAATAATATTTTTCCATATACAGTAAGTGTATCTGGTAATCAATATCCAATGGAGTTAGTAAGTTCTGAATTAGATGAATATGGACCGTTGGAAAAAAGACCAGAGAAAAATCTTAAATTTTCGATTGTATATTTGAATGATGGGTTGGGAGATTCATCAGATAATACAGGATTCTTTGTTTTTACAAAACAAGGGAAACTTAATAGAATTACAACAGACTTTGATGGTGTTACACCGAATCAAACATTTGATGTAAATTATTCAAATACGAATGAAATTGATGTATGGGTTAATAACATTGATGCTGATACAGGCGAAGTCTTAATTGATGAAGAAGATTTTACATCAGGAACAAAGTTGGGAGAATGGGAAAGTGTTGACGTTGCAAATGCAAGAAATATTTTATTTAATACAAATCCAAATAGAAACAAATATGAAATTGAAACATTAGATGATGACAAATTTAGATTAATTTTTGGTGATGCAAATTTTGCAAATATTCCGTCTGGAAAATTTGAAATATGGTTTAGAACATCAGCAAATGAAGATTTAACAATACCAACAACTGCAATACAAAATATAAATTCATCATTTTCATATATTGATAGTGATAACATTCAACAAAAATTTTCTTTTTCATATTCTTTGTTAACACCAATTCAGAATTCTGCTCCTACAGAAACAATTGATAGAATTAGAAGAATTGCCCCATCTGTTTATTATACACAAGATAGAATGGTAAATGGTAAAGACTACAATGAATTCATGTTGCAAGATAATTCAATATTGAAACTTCGTACAATCAATAGAACATTTGCAGGAGATTCAAAGTATATTGGACAATTGTTTGATGCAAGCGAACAATATGATAATGTTAAAATATTTGGTGACGATGGTGTTGTTTATTATAATACAGATATAAATGTTATAAATGTTACAGCAGATGTTCTTCCTGATGAAGATGGTGGTGCAAATGTATCATTAATAAAAGCACTAGTTTTAAACCATATTCAACCATTACTATCATCATCTGATTTGTACACAAGATTTTTATTATCTGGAGTATTACCATCAAATATTAGAAATGAATTTAGTTCAGCCGAAAGATTAGAGCTTGACAGTAACTTACTTTTAGCAATTAATAATACACCTTCAACATTTTATTTAGATTTTAATTCAAATACACCAAACGGTGAGTGGTTATTTTATAATACAGAACCATCTACATATTGGATATCAATACAATCAAATGTAGATGATAGTTGGACAATACGTTACATTTCAAACAGACTTATTTTTCATAGCGATGAAACTAAATTTTTTGTAACAAACAACAATAATTCAGTTTTAACAAATGATACTCTTAATACAAACCTTGATACACTAGTTATATTATCGGCAAATTTAGGTGCAGATAACACATGTTTAACAAAAAATTATTTTAATGATGTAACTGGTCAGGTAGTAATTAAAGAGGGGGAATATAAAGGAATTGAGAGCATTCATGATATTTATATAGTTCCAGATGATGAAAATGGGGATGGTATACCAGATAATGTATCAATGGATTATTTGATTGATGACACATTGCATTATGTATATTTTTACAGAGATGATGTCGATTCTCCTTGGGTATATACAAAAACTACAGAATTTGTTTTAAATTCTTATGCAAATGATACAGAAAACCTTTGGAAAAGAGAGATAGGTAAAGAAGGCATTAACTTTTTATGGCAACATAGAACACCTAGATACAATTTAATAGACCCATCCACAACAAACATAATGGATACTTACATCATTACACGTGGATATTATAAAAATTTAGTGTTATGGTTAAACAATAAAGTAAAAAATGAACCGATTGCACCAACACCATTTCAATTAAGGAATGATTTTGGATACTTGTTGGGTAATGCAATGTTATCGGATACTGTAATTTTACATACAGGAAAAATAAAACCAATCATTGGGGAAAAATCAAAAGATGAATTAAGGGCAACCATTAAGATAATTCGCTCATCAAATAATAGTGTAACAAACAACCAACTTAAAACAGTAATTGTTGATTTGGTTTTAGAATTTTTTGATATAAATAAATGGGAGTTTGGAGAGACATTCTATTTTAGTGAATTGTCTGCATTTATTCATGCAAGATTAGCACCATATTTAGATTCTGTTGTTTTGGTTCCATTATCTGACAATCATGTTTTTGGGGATTTATATCAGGTTTTCGCAAAAGAAGATGAAATAATACAACCAAGTATATCAGTAAATGATATTAGTATTGTTCAAAGTTTAGACCCACGAACTTTAAAGCAAATATTGTAAAAACCACAATTTTCATAACCCAACAGCTAACATAAATAATATTAAACAAATTATTATATTAGCTGTTGGGGAAATCCGTGCAAGACAAAAATTTATCAGATTATAAAAAAGTTAGAACAGATTTAAATAATCTATTACCTAGTGTTAATAGAACAAAATTAGTTGAAACAATAAATCATAATTTATATAACAGAGTTTTTTCAAAACCAGAGTATCAAAGAATTATTGGATTAATAGGAGAAGAATATAATATAGCTTCCCCTAATGAATTCCCTATAACAGAAATTAACACATTTAGACAAAATAATCAATTACAACCAGTATTGCATACAAAAATTGGTGATGTTGATAATTTTATGTCATTTGAAGATTTTTTAACACGTATAGAGAGAACAGGTGTTGATTTAGATAATTTTTCATCATGGGGAAATTCAACACAATTCAACTTTGTCCCACCAATTGATATTGATAAAATAGTTAATTATCAAAATTATTATTGGGATGTGTCATCTTTTAATGATGTTCCACAATACATAACAATTAAAAATTTGTGTACTTGGTCAAATGCAAGGTTATTAGAAACAAATAGAGCTGTAACAGATGTATTACCAAATGAAACAATAGTTGCACATGATTATAATTTAAATAAAATCTGTATAAATGGAAATAAAACTTCATTTGCAAATATAGGAAACATATTGGCATGTTCAAATAGTGATAGAGATGTTGAAATATATGAAGTTTTAAATGTTGTATATAATCCATCAACAACACAAACAGAAATATTTTTTGATACTACTAGTGGTAGAGTAATGCCATCAGAGTTTAATATGCAATATGTTGTAAACACCACACAAAAAATTATTTCATATAATGACATTGATAAAACGATTAAAATATCGAATGATTTAACAAAACTGTTAATAAATGGGTATGTATTCGCATCTTCGGTATCATCAAATAGTGTACTAACGTTTTGGAGTGTAAAAGAATCAACTTATGATGTTTTAACAAATTTAACAACGATTACAGTTAATGAAGAAATATCATCATTAACTGATACAACAATTACATTATCACCCCACTTACTTGAAATAGAAGGTGAAAAAAACTATGTGTGTAATAATTATTCAAATAAATTTACAAGTTTTAAAGAAAGTAATATTGGTGAAATTTTATGGAATAAAAAACAAGTAATATTAGAATCAACAAGAGGTGAAGTCCTTTTTTCTAATATTTCAATGAATGACACTGTTGTTGATTTAAGCATTGTTAATGATGGTGATGTTGTTGTTATAACATCAGGACCAAATATAGGAGAACGTGAATTTTTTGGTTACTCATCTATAAATCAATTGTGGTGGACATCAAACTTGCCATTCTTTTTTACCGACGGAAAATTTGATTATTTTGTTTATAGAAAATTTTTAATAGATAATACAAAATCAAGCACAGCACCAATATCACCTGAGATAAATGATGTATATTGGAATGATGTAACTGATGATATACTTCAATGGGATGGTGTATCTTGGAATATCATCATAAAGAATTTTACAACATTTTCCTTGTTATCTAATGGGAAACATACAATTGATAGTTTTCCAACAAATGATTGGGCAGAACAAAATAAGTGGAAACATAAATCACAATTAAAAACATTCACAGGAAAAGTAAAGGCACAAATGCCTATTATCGAATATTCACCATATTTGGAATTAACACATGTTGCATATTCTGTAAAAGAATGGGAATATAGGAAAACATCTTTAAGTGATTATGTTCAAATTGACAATGAGCCAAAATTATTTGAATTGTTAAACATTGTAAATAATGGAAACGAAGAATTTGAATTAATTGATAAAAATACAATACGATTTTCAAGAAAATATGGACTTTTTGTAGATGAATCTAACATAGGGGATTACATAATATTATCAGATTTTGAATTAAATAGTGGACAATATACAATTCAGTCTATTTCATCATACAGCATAGATAGAATTGAGATAACATTAAAAGAAGCTTTGATTGATATAACAGATAAACCAATTGGCTCATCAATTACACCAAAATATACATCAAGGGGAGATATATTTGAAGGTCATTTAGAACATTGGAAATTATTAGGAATTAAAGAAGTAATACCAACAAGTATAACACCAGAAGTTAACCCATTTTTAAGTTCATATTTGAATATTGGAGTAAATCCAGTACATAAATATGAATATGTCACAAATTATAATTATATTGAATGCGTATATGATACAGATGGTTATGCAAAAACTGTTGTGTTTCCATCATCAATTGATATAAGGTTAAGAGATAAATGTTTGATAGAGGACTATCAAGAAGGAGATATCAGAGTATATATAAATGATGTCAGACAATATGGCAATTTTACTGAATTAAGTGATGATAATATCTATGTTTCAGGGATTACATTTGATGATGATGTTTTTGTAAAAGGAGAAAGAGATAGAGTTAGAGTTGAAGTAGGAGAATACGCTCTTGAAGAATCAGGTAAAAGACATGTTGAAGTAAACACACCAACAGGGATTGAATTATACAACTTAACAAATTTTAAAAAAATTGAACAAACAAAAACAGAAATACACCAATATCCTATTTTTAGAATATTTGATGTTTTTGAAGAACCTCAACTTTTTGCAAATGAAATATTTAGATTTAAAGAATCATCAGAATATCCATTAAATCTGAATATATTGAAAAGAATAGAACATGATACAATTAAAAGAGATTATACATTTGAGAATTTATTAATAAATGAAAATACAAATGAAATATATGGATATAAAGACATTTCCCTAGTAAATGATGAAATACAAACTGTATGGAAGAAGGGGAAAAATCTTGAAGAATATAAACCTTACAAAGATGAAGATGAAAATTGGAATTTGCCGAATCAAATGTATTTCAATGTTGAACATGAAAATAGAAGAGATGTAAAACTTACAGAATTATATCGTCATTTTACAACAATTATATCATCACAAAAACCCATTGTATCTTTATTAAATGACATAGATTATTTTTATGTGAATGATGATGTGAATTATGGTATTGGTGGAACAATAAAGGAACATAATGATGGTTTTGATACTTTATTGTCATCAATTTTTGTAAAAAATGTGACACCTATAGAATTAATAAACTTTGCACATGATACATATATGTTCCAAAAGCAACATATAATAGAGACTTTCAGAACAAAAGCAAGAAATATGTTGACAGATTTATCATATGACGGTGTTATTTCTATGCAAAATGCAATAGTTGAATATTTAATAGATGAATTTGAAAATAATGATAGATTAAATAAATGGTTTGGTGACACAACATCTTATAATGGAAATAATGGTGTTAGAAATTGGATTGCATCACCAGTAATATTTGGAATGAGTAAAAAACATGTTCCACATAAAATATATGATGAAAAAACACAAGAAGTTGAGTTAATTCATCATGATGGTCATAGAAGTAAAGTTGGTTATGAAAAACCTGAACTTGAATTAATGTACAATGATATATTTAGTGTTGTAAATAATGAAAGTTTTACAATATTAGATGATAATGAAAGTTTTCCTTTATTATTAAACGGTCAACCATTAGAAAATGGTGATTATATTATTAGAACAAATACCAATAAAAACACACGTAGATTATATAGGTATAATTTATCATTAGATATTTGGGAAGAAGTAAATTTAAATTTAATACTACAGGAAGCATTATATCAAATAGAAAAGAAATTATATGATGTTGTTGATTTTAATGTCGTGAGTCAATTTGATTTTGACTCAATATTATCAGATGTAAAATATAACAATTTATCATATGAACAATTTATTCAATATTATAAAAATATTGGAATAGATAATCCATTGAGTAATTTAAATTATTATAGGCAAAATGACCCATTTACATGGAATTATTCATATACTCAAATACAAACACATCCATTGACAGGAACTATATCAAATGATGTTGGTGGTTCATGGCAAGCATTGTATGAAAAGGTATATAACACACCATACCCACATAAAGAACCTTGGATGTTACAAAATTATAATAATAAACCTGAATGGTGGGATGAGGAATATTTGAATGATGACCCATTTGTTGATAGATATTGGAAAGAACAAATGTGGGTTAATATTTTAAATGGAATAATTCCATTAGACAAGGGAATAGTCAGTACAACAACATTTATAAATGATGCTGAAGAAGATGCATATGAAACATATGGGACAGGGTTAGCAGGTCAAATATTAAATACATTTACTTATTTTTCAGTTAATATTGATAATTCAACAACTGTTGATGGATATAAGTCTGATGAATTATTGCCACCATTTTGGAATTCTAGTAATTCTGCAAATATAAATGTAAGGTCAGTGTATGATGCAAATGAACAAGATTTCGGTGTAACAACTTTTGATGATTTCGAATTTGGTCAAAATGGCAAGTTTGAATGGTTATGGAGAAATTCGTCTAGAAAAGAATATGACAAATTGGTGATATCATATAAATTACAACCAATGAGATTCATATTCCAAAACTTTGGATATGATTTGACATTTATTTCATGTTTAAATGTTGATAAAGAAACAAAAACAGTACCATCTCATAAAAATGTTGAGTTTCATGGTGATTTTATTGATGGAACAACAAATGTTAAAAAAATGAATGGTTTGAACCAATGGTATGTACATTATAATCGATTTAATGGGTATGATGGTGTATCATCTGAATTTAGAAGTTTATGGAAAGATTGGGAATCAAAATTATCATATATGTTTGGTGCATTTATTGATACGCAAAATTTTTTAATATATAGTGAAAATTTTGATATAACGAACAAAGATTATAACATTTTATTTAAAAAAACAAATGGCATTAGAGATATCTCATTAGATTCGTTAAATGCAACACTATTAAGTATTCCCAGTAAGTATGCTCCAAATAGAGATAATGGAATTGGTTGGAATATAAGTTTAGATACTAATTCATTGGTAAATAGAACAATATCATATTATCACCCAGAAAATTATCAATTTAAATTAAAAAATGGTGAAAATGATACATTTAGATTGTATACACATGATGTGTATGATGTTGATTATGTTGATGAAAATGGATATCAAGTAATTGACTATGGCAATAGTATATATTTGAGTAAACAAACAGAATTAAATACAGCAACCACATATTCTGCTAATGTTTTGGTTGATGGATTACTTAATATTGATTTAATTGTTGATGGTACAGATACAATAACATTTCAGGATTTATTAAATGTTATCAATACCCAATTAGGAAATAATGCAACTGCATATTTGAAAGAAGGAAATATTGTTATTTCTAGTCAAACAAATGGAGTATCATCTTCAATATCAATAACTGATATAGATTTATTTAACAATTTACATTCAAGTTTTATATCAATTAAGGCATCTGATTTAATGGATATAGAATTTGAAAAAGTATTTAAAGTTAAGGGAAATAATTTACTAGAATTTAGTATTGGGTCAACCTTTACTGTCACTAATTCAACAAATTTTAATGGAACATACACAGTTAAAAATGTAACATATGATAATGTTGGAATAACAAATATTTATGTGTATGAAGATGTTATAATGTCATCAAACGTTATTGATGGGACAATTGAATCTAATAATGCATTAACATTACCAGATGAATGGGTTACAGGAAAAGAAATTTTTGTATCATCAAATGACGAATTACCAAATGGTTTAACTCCTGAATATCCATATTATTTAATAAGATTAAATGATAGAGAATTTAGTTTAGCAGAAAATGAAAAAAATGCATTAAAAAATATAACAATTGGAGTTTCAGATGATGGCAACGGTCAACATATGATTGGAAACATCGAAAGAACTTTCAATATATTAAAACAAAAACAAACTCAAAGTGTTTGGAAAAAACATTTTTCTGATAAAAGAAATATCATAACAAGGGTTGCACCATTTACTATAACAGAAATTCAAAATATTATTGATGTGATACATGGATATTCTGATTATTTAAATGACATTGGGTTTACTATATCAAATCATATAGGTGATAATGTTGATTTGGATGAAGGTAGACCAAACGAATGGCAGTTAGAAATTGAAAAAATGATTGATAACTTTTATAAGTTAAAAACATTAAAACAAGACAATCAATTAGAATATAACATTGCATTTGATAATACAAACAATAGTTTCACTTTATTAAATAATGCTGTATCAACATGGCAAAATGGAACAAGAATATTATTAATTGCTGAAAGCGGAAGTTCACTTCCAACTGTGTTCAATAATCCTATATCGGCTACTATACCATATTATGTCATAAGAGGAACAAACAATAACACTTTTCAATTGGCATCTTCATTGTTGGATGCAAAAAAAGGTAAAGCTATTCAATTTTCTGATGATGGAATTGGGACACTTAAAGCAAAAATATATATTGATATCAAAAAGTTACCAACATTTGAATTAAATCCATTTAAAAATAACGTATGGGTTGAACATGATACTGGTGTAATATCAAATGTATTTAAAGGAGAAAATAATTATATATCCCCTCATATATATGATAATCATGGAAGTAAAATGACAAATGATGAATTGGTGATATATAGAAATGATAGACAATCACATATATCATTAATTGATTCTATTACACAAAATAACAATAAAGAATATACAAAAGATAAAAATAAAACATATATTTCTGGTATGAACTTATTCTTGGATGCATATGAACATATTATACAATTTTCTGATTATTCTACAAATAATGTATTAATATATGATTCATTTTTTGGTTTAAATACACCAAGATTTTCCGTACAGTTTAACAGACAAAATGATTTTACATTAAGACCAAACGTTGGTGGAACAATGTTGTTAGATAAACAACAAATTCAAAACATTGAAGGTTCTGTTGATGAAATGAGAAATTTTTATAGCACATATACATCTTTAGAAGGTAGCGATGCCACTAAATTGTTAAGAAAATCAATGGGATTTGATGGAACAAAAGATTATATGGATGACATAAAATTGAATCCAAAATCACAATTCATATTTTGGAGAGGAATGATTCAATCCAAAGGAACAAAATATGCAATAGATGCATTTACAAACCAAAAAATATACCAAAGTGCAATTATTGATGAGTTTTGGGCATATAAACTTGGAACATTTGGTGATTCAAAAGAAAAAATATATCCAGAATTAAAACTATATACAGATGATGTTGTAAGGACTGAATTAAGATTAGAGTTTATTGAACCAGAAGGCGGTCAATTGGATGAAACGTTTGAACCAATAAAATTAACTGATAAATCACGATGGTGGAATCAACCAGATGAGTTAGAACAATTTTCACCAAGAGTTTCATTTTATTTTAATACTAAAGTATTAGATATAATTGAAAATGCAGAAACGTTATTATATTCACAATCAGGTAATCATAGACTATTAGATTTAAATGGAATGATTGCAGATGGTGCAATAATATCATATTATGATTCTGTTCAAGAAAAAGATGTATTTTTAATAGAAGGTGATGATTTTGAATTTTTATCATCTAAATTTATTCAATTTTCGAGTAGCATTGATGGTGTGTCAGGATTAAAAGTAAGTTTATTAACATATGAGTTTGATGCACAGAATCCAGCAAAATTAATTGATAAAAGTTCTGGTACAGTTGTGACAAATATACCATTGTGGAATCCAGCATTGGGTCAATATTACCATATATCTAATTACATTGTTACATATAAAGGTGATGAAGACCCAGCAAAATATGAAAATCAAAAACCATTATGGGGTTCAAAATTTGTTGGTCAAGTATGGTTTGACGATTATGCAGAAGGATATTTACCATATTACGATAAATCAATATATCCAAAATTAAATGATAGAATAAAAGTTTGGGGGGAAAAATCTGAATGGTCTGATATTGCATTATATGAATGGGTAGAGTCAGATGTACCACCAGATGAATATGAGGAATTGTCAATTTTAGATGAAGCAAACTCAAATAAATTGCTATCTGAAAAAATTACTGGAATTCCATTACAACAAATACATGCAAGATTTATCCAATATGATTATAATCCGTTTACACAAACTGTCACAAGTTATGAATATTATTTAGAGGTTAAAAAAGAACATTTTGAATGGATATTAGGAGTGGAAGATGCAACATTACTGTTGCCATTGGTAGAAACAGATGTTTACATTAATGGAAAGTTCATTGAAAGAAAAATAGTCAATATAACACATGTAAACGATTATATTGCAACATATGGTATAGGTGCGTATATTCACTTAACAACAGTTCTTGAAATAACAGATACTGAATTTGCTAATGGTGATTTTAAAATAGTACGACCATATAATATGGTAGCAAACCATAACAAAAATGGAAATAAAACAGAATACAAATATTATTTTTGGGTAAGAAATAAAAAGACAAAACATATTATAAATCAACAAGGTACAGGAATTTCATGTTATGAAGCTGAAAAGCAATTAAAAAATATGCCACATCCTTATATGATATTACAAGGCATTAAAACACCTGATTATGGATATGGTTTGATTTATGGTAATGTTTATGATGAATATGAATATGACTTGCCATTTAGATATACACAAATGATTGCAAAAAATCTAGAAGGAACTGTTAAAGATAATAATAGATATTCATTAAGATTCACTAGAGATTTTACTTTAAGAGACAGAATGCCAAACCAAGATGCGTTTAAATCTAATTTATATTTAAAAAATGTCCATGAAGAATGGAAATTAATTAGAAGAGGTCAATTTGAAAAAATAGATAAAGTATTATGGGATGAAATAACAGAAGCATTAATAGGTTACAAATATGTTGATGGAACATTATATGATGATATTCCACTGCCATCTTATAACAGAAAACTATATGATAGTTTATATGATGCAGATACAAAATATGGTTTAGGAAAAGAACAAATATTTGTAAAAGCAGATTTGGCATTAGAATCAATATTGGGTATTATTAACGATAGTAATAGAAACTTTGGATATATTGATATAAATGAATTTAGAAAGAATTATTCCTTTGATACAAATAAAGACATAATTGATTCAATGGAATATATATATCAAAATTTTTCTATAACAGAAGTAAATGATATATTTTTCGATGTGTTACATGATGTGTTTAGTGTCAAAAAAGAAGTCAAAGATTTCTTTAAAACATCATGGATATCTGCTGAAATATCACAAAATGTAATTCCACCAGTAAATAATTTAGTGGCATTGGATTATGTATTAGAAGAGAACGGTGAATGTCAAATACCAAACGTTCCAGTTGTATCACCTAGTCCTACACCAAGTGTAACACCTAGCCCTACACCAACACCAACACCAAGTGTAACACCTAGTCCTACACCAAGTGTAACACCTAGCTCAACACCTGCTCCAAGTGCTAGTGTAACTCCAAGTATTACACCAACTAATACACCTACACCAACACCGACACCAACAGTTAGTGTAACACCTAGTCCAACAGCAAGTAATACACCTACACCAACACCGACACCTAGTGCAAGTAGTAGTGCAAATTTACTATTAAATGATTATAGTGGTGCAATAAGTGCAATGTCTTCTTCTAGAAGAATAGATAAATATTATGAAGGACCAATATTAAGGGTAAGACGTAGTACAGATGATGCAGAGTTGGATATTGGATATGATGGGTCTAATAATTTGGATACAACTTCAATTGTTTCTTTTGCAGGGGGACCATGGGTAACTATGTATGTTGTTAGAGTATATGACCAATCTGGTAATGGAAACGATTGGATACAATCAGACCCATTATTACAACCAACAATATATAATAATGGTATGGAAACATTGAACTCAAACCCAGCGTTTAAATTTAAATATGTATCAAATGAATCTGATATATTATCATCATTCTTTAGTGGCTCATCTAGTACAACAATATTTGCAGTTATAAAACAAACAAGAGATTCTGGTGTATTAATGCATGATAGTATAAATGAATATGTTGGATTTTCAGAAAATACAACACTTTCATCAAGTTATGCCAATGCAGGTACACCAACAATGTATGCAAATGCTGTTGATGTTGGAAATAGTGCAAATGGTCTTTATGGTGAATTGTTTGGAGTACAATCAATGTTGACAATATCTGATGCAAATACATTAACATGGTCAACGCATAATATTGGATTTGGTGCAGATGCAACACGTAATTCAATTGGATATGTACAGGAGATAATCATATACCCAACCAACGTCCCAACACCTGATATATTATCAATAGAAAGTGATATGGCAACATATTATAATTTACCAAATTATTAAAGGAGTAAAATAAGAAATGACATATATATATCATGATAATTCTGTAGGAGATTATTTTTATTCTGCCCAACTTAGAAAATATATTATACAGTTTATGGCAATATTCACAGGCATAAAAGTAAAGATAGGTAAAAATGATTTTGATTCTGATACGGATTTAATGTCAGTGCCTATAAAATATGGTACATCAGATAGAGTTGTATCAAATATTATTGCTGGATTTACACAGAATAAACCAATTCGTTTACCTATGATGGCAGCATATATGACAGGAATATATCTAGATGCATCAAGGGCAAAAGGAACAAATCAAGTGCAACGAAATGTAAGATTACCAATAGGTGGAACATTTCCTGATGATTTAAAAAACGTTGTTAAAGAAAATCCAAAACCATATCAAATGAATATGGAGCTTTCAATATATGTATCCAATGATTATCAGAAAATGCAAATATTGGAGCAAATATTGGTTTTATTTGACCCTACACTACAAATACAAACATCAGATGATTCACAGGATATAACTAAAATATCAACTGTTGAATTAATAGATATATTAAATGAAGAACAATATCCATCAGGTGAAACAAATAGAATGTTGATAATGACAATGACATTTAAAATACCTGTATATTTGTCAGTTCCTATAAATATTAAAAGTAATATTGTAAATAATATTAAATTACGAATGGATGCAATCAGTACACAAAAAGATGTTTATGTTGAAGTGAATGATGTAACAAACACAACAGATATTGATGAGAATTTAATAAATATCGATGATTTAGATATTCCAGATATAACATAATTTATTAATTTTTTTGCATTGATGATAAATAATTATATTAATAAAAGTTAAATTAGGTAAGGAGAAAAAAATGCCAGCATTAATAAGTCCAGCAGTAAGTGTGTCAATAATAGATGAATCATTTTATCCATCTGGTGCACCTACAACAGTACCACTTATTTTTATAGCAACTGCTGATGAAAAATTACAAGCAGATGGTATCACACCTGCACTTGGGACATTTGAACATGGTGTTTTGAGAGAAGTAACATCTCTTAGACAAAGTGCTGAACTGTATGGTATTCCAAGATTCTTGGAAAGTGCTGACGGTCAAGCACATCATGGTGATGTAAGAAATGAGTATGGTTTAGATGCTTTAAACAAGTTTTTGGAGTTGGGTAACAGAGCATATGTTATACGAGCAAATGTTAATCTGGCAGATGACTTGGAGTCTATAAAAACTTTGTGGTCAAGAAAAATAGGAGAATCAGCAGATTTTCTAAATGTATTAGTAAATGATTATATTACAGAATATAATGGAGTTAATAGTTTAGTTCCTGCTGATGTAGGTTACAAAAAAACAGTGACAGGTGAAGAGCTTAAACCACTATTAAATGAAGCACTGACAGATGTTTTAACATCATATTCATTTAGTTCAGATGGTTTTGAACAAGGGTTCTTACAATCACATACTGAAGACCATGCAGGATATCAAGATGTATTATTTGATACATCTGGTGGATACCTACAGGAATCAGATATTACAGGTTTAACAAATGATTCAACTGTATATGGTTTTGAAGTGGAAGTTGTAGACAGTGGTGGAACAAATGTTGTACCAGTTACAATTTTTGGTCAAGATGCACAAACATTTGGAGAACTAATATTAGAAATCCAAAACGAAATTCAAGCGGTTACAACAGATGTAAACACAACAGTTGAATTGATTCAAGGTAGAATAAGAATAACATCTGGTTTGAAAGGTGTAACATCAAGTGTTGAGATTTTAACAGATGGTCAAAGTGGAACAACAGCATTATTTGCTAATGTTAACTTATTTGAATCATTTGACACACCAGTTGGGGGTGTAGGTATCGGTGACTTGGATGTATATGATAATACATATTCGACAATTGTTGGTGGATATGACGGATTATATTCATTAATAGATAACTGGTCCATTGGTGCAGTTGTTGGAACTGAATTTACAGCCGATGAAGCAGAAGGGTTATTATTAGCAGCATCCGATGATTTCGATAACACAAGAGAATTTTTGTTTGAAACATCACTTGGTGCAAATGATTCTGAAAGAAGATTAGAAGTAAAAACTCAAATTCAACAAGTAATTAATAACCCTGATACAAATATACGTGGTGAATATGTTACTTATAATGTAACATTAGCACCGGGATTTCCTGAAGCTAGTGATGAATTAATCAGATTATCTGAAGATTTGTTTGAAGAGGTATTTGTTATAGGTGAAACACCATTTGATAAACCACCAACAGGACCTTTAGGAATTACAGTGTGGTCACAAACACCAGAAAGAAATCATTCTTCTTATCATATAGCATATTACTATCCTCATGGTATATCATCTAATTTAGATGGAAAAGATATCATGACATCTGCTGCATCAACAGCACTTAGAGTATTTGCATATAATGATTTAAACGGTGAATTATGGTTTGCACCTGCTGGTGTTCAACGTGGTGAATGTCCACATTTGACAAAAATTGGATATGTTTCTGGAACATTAGGAGGTCCAACAACATTTGTTGAAGATTATATTGATTTTGGTACACGTGATTCATTATATGAATCACCAAAAGATATTAATCCAATAACATTTATGGCAGGTAGAGGTATTATGGTGTTAGGTCAAAAAACATCATATGGTGCATCATCAGCGTTAGATAGAGTAAATGTATCAAGGTTAGTTAAATATATTAAAAGAACTTTGCGTCATGCATTGTTCCCATATTTGTTTGACCCAAATGATGAAATTACAAGAGAAAATGCTAAAGCAACAACAGATTCAACTTTGGCTGAATTAATATCTAGAAGAGGATTATATGATTATGCATCATTGTGTAATGAAACTAATAATACTCCTGACAGAATTGATAGAAATGAGTTATGGATAGACGTTGCTATTAAACCAGTTAAAGCGGTAGAATTTATTTATGTGCCTGTTAGGGTTGTAAATACTGGAACTGACATTGGTGGAAGAGAAATATTAATTGGATAACATAATTTTTAATTGATATTAAAAATGGGGAATTGACTTCCCCATTTTTTTTATTTAAAATAAGAGAATGAATACATTTGATACTATAGAATGTTTAGAGTGTGGTAAACATTTTAAACAAATAACAGCAACACATTTAAAAAAATCACATAATATGACAATGGATGAATATATGTCAAAATACAATAGTCCATTAGTTGTGTCAAAAAGTGTATCAAAAAAAAAATCAGAAAAAACCAAAGAAACAAAATCAAAACAAACAATTATCCCTTGGAATAAAGGTAAACAAATATCAAAGGAGCAAAGAAATAAGCAATCTATTTCAATGAAAGAATATTATGCAAATAATGAACATTGGAATACAAATAAAAAATTGTCTAAAGAAACAAAAAATAAAATATCAGATAGTTTAAAAGGACACACTTATTCTACTGAATCTGTAAATAAAAGAAATAAAACAATTCAAGAAAAAAAGAAAAATGGGTGGAAAAGCCCGTTATTGGGGGAAAAACTATCAGATGAACATGCAAAAAAATCAAAAGAACAGTTATTGATAAATGCAAAAAATAAAAGAATAAAATACCACAATTTAATTAAAATAAAAGCAAAAGAAAATAATTTAACAATATTGTCACATGATTATTATACGTATCATTTAAAATGTAATAAATGTGAAACAACATTCAATAGAACTAGGCAAATATTTAGACAATCAACAAAAAACGGTATTAATATATGTCCTACATGTTATCCGTTAGAATACTGTATATCTAAAGGTGAAACTGAAATGTATGAATGGATTAAAACGTTTTATAGTGGTAAAGTAATAAGAAATGATAGAACACAATTATCTGGTAAAGAAATTGATATATATTTACCAGAACTAAATATTGGTATAGAATATTGTGGAATATATTGGCACTCTAATTTATTTAAAGATAAAAATCATTTGTTAAAAAAAAGAGAGTTAGCAAATGAAAAAAACATTAAACTGTATACAATATTTGATAGTGAATGGGAATACAAAAAAGATATAACAAAATCTAGGATTAAACATATTATAAATAAAACAAATAGAGTTATATATGCCAGAAAAACGAATGTAATTGAAATTTCATCAAAAATATCTAAAAAATTCTTAAATGAAAATCATATACAGGGGAAAGACATATCATCAATTAGATATGGTGCATATGAAAACGATGAACTTGTTGCAGTTATGACTTTCTCTAAATTGCGTTTTTCCAAGCATGTTGACGGTGAATATGAATTGTGTAGATATTGCAATTTACGTGATGTTAGTGTTGTTGGTATTGCATCAAAAATATTTAAAAGATTTATAAAAGATTATTCACCTAAAAAGATTATTTCATATGCAGATAAGAGATGGAGTTATGGGGAAATATATAACACTTTGAATTTTAAATTAACCCACGATTCACCACCATCACCTTGGTATACAAATGATTTTAAAACATTAAAGCACAGAACATCGTTTATGAGACATAAATTGGATATAAATATTAATGAAAGTACCGAAGATAAAATTTTAGAAATGGGTTATTATAAAATATATGATTGTGGGAACATGGTTTGGAGTTATACATTAAATGAAAAATAATATTTATAGTTTAGAAGAACATAGAAATAAAAAAAGAATAAAATCATTTGAATACAATTTTAATAATTGTGAACATAGTTTAAATAAAATTGATATAAAGAAGAATGAAGATGGTTTACATGAGATTTTTTTGGAATATACAATTAAACCAAATGTAGGAATAAGACAAATTGAATTAAATTTTACACTAAGTTCAAATGATGAAATCCAATTTGATTAAAGTAATGGATTAACTTTACTCTCATAATAACTTTCAATTCTTGAATCAAATTTATTCTTTGATTCTTTATCAAATTCAAAATTTGATTCAGATGCCAATTTTTTTGATATATTTAAAAAATCTTTAAATGATGCACCGATTGTATCTTTTTTACATGAAAGAATAGCAAGTTCCAATTTATGTTTTTCACTTTCATCATTTGTTTTTTGAATTCTATCTTTCATTTTTTTAGTAACAGATTTGAACTCATTTATTTTTTCATTTATTTTATCAATGACATTATTATACATTTCTTCAAATGTTCCATATTCACGTGATTGTTTTTTCTTCTCATAAATGGATATATCACTGTCAGAAAACTCCCCCCTTTTAATATATTTTTTTAAAGTTGAATAAAATAATTGATATATCCTATTATTTTCTGAAATGAATGTATCTATCTCTTTACGTTCAGGCAATTTTTGAGTTGTTTTAATAACAATAACATAATCATTGTTTGATTTTGATTTACCTAAACGGATTTCATCTTTATTTCTTTGTACAATAATAACGTTTAAGTTGTTGAATTTACTATTTTTAACTATATTTCCAACATTAAATTTAATTTCTTCTTCATTATAGTCAACATGACCATAATCAATATTATCTAATACTTGTTGAATAATAATCTTAGAACCATTAGCAGATTCTTTTAAAAAATCAATAAATCTCATTTAAATACTCCATTATGTTAAAATATTTATCCTAAAATCAATTTTTTTAATATTTTTTTTGTAAATATAATAAATAATAATATGTAGAAAAAAATAATGTTTGAAAGTTCATTATAAACGATTTGAGCCAACAATAAGGAGAAAACAATGGCATTAATTACAGATTTGGGTGTTGATGGAAACGGTATTTTCCATCCAAAACTAAAACACAAATGGAGAGTCAATTTTCAAGGGATTGCTGGTGACCCACAACCTTTGAGAGTACAAGCTGTAACAGCAGATAGACCAAAGGTAAGATTTGATGAAGTTGTATTGGACAGATATAATTCAAAAGCATATGTTGCAGGTAAACATGAATATGAACCCGTAAATATATCATTTGAAGCAGATATTGGTGGTCAAGTAGAACAAACAGTACAACAACAATTAGAAATTCAACAAAAATTGATTGGTAATGGTGCAGCACCAAGATTGCCATCAGCTATTGCAGGTTCAGTGTATAAATTTGCTGTTAAACTTGAATCATTGGATGGTGATGACCTTGTATTAGAATCATGGTTATTAGAAGGTGCATGGTTTAGTAATGTGGATTGGGGAGATTTAGATTATTCAACAAGTGATGCATTGAGAATAACAGCAACAATCCGTTTTGATAATGCAAGACAGTTAATTACTGGTGTTACAAAAAATGCTACTGGTGGTGCAGGTAGTCAATAATATAATCAATATGTATAAACAAAAAAGGAAGATTATAATCTTCCTTTTTTTATAAATATACATATGACAACAAATAACACAGACATTGTAGAGATTGCAACTTTATTAGATAAAAATAAATTTACTGAAGTTGAAAAACTGCTAATGGTTAAAAAATATGTTAACACTTCAATTTTATATAATAAGATAGAAGAAGAAAAAACATCTTTAGTAGAAAATTTTGGTATATTATCAGACTATGGTAGTGGTCAAATAAATATAGGAATAAAATCTTTAAATTCATTATCATTAATAATATCTGGAAAAGGTTCAACACCAGTAAGGTATTTTAATAAAATATTATATGGTGATAAGGAAATGGTTAAACTTGCAAATGTTGAAACAATGAGAAAAATAATACTAACAAATTTAAAAGTTTTTCATTTGATACCAATATTATCAAGAAATGAAAGAACATTTTTAAATGAGATGTATGTTTTAATAGATGCAATTGGTAGAGAAATTAAAAATGGTATATTTGATATGAATAAACATAAAAAATCAATAATATCATATGTAAAAAAACTCGTAAGATTAGCGAATAAATATACAATAATTGAAGGGAATAAATAATGTCAGGGGATTTTCAATCATTTTGGAGACTAACTAATGGTGATACAGCAGATGATTTTGGTGGAACCGATGCACCAAAACAAAGGTTTACTTTCACAGTTAAATTTACTCTTAGGTTTGGGGATACAACACGTGGTTCTGATGATATGTATGAGATGGATTTTGGTGTAAAAACAGCATCAAGACCAACTATAAATATTTCATACGAGGATGTCAATTATTATAATTTTAGAACAAAAGTCGCAATAAAAACAGAAAATGGAACAGGTTCAATAACATTTTATGATGATAATGCAAATAAAGCACATGATATATTTAAAGAATATTTAAATGAAGTAAGTCCTGTATCAAATATAAAAAGTGGTCAAGCAGATATAATTGATTTATTGGGACAAAATGGTGCTGCAAGTATTGGACCGTTAGATTCAATGCAAAGAAATGGTTTAATAAAAAACATTAGAGTAACCCACCATTACAATTGGGTATATCAATTATATGAAGTGTCGAAAGTGCATTATGATTATATTAACCCCAAAATAACAAGTATGGTTGCAGATGAATTAGATATGACAACATCAGAAGCACCTACAATCACATTTGTTTTTTCATATGATGCTGTTAATATAACATATGAGTAAGATAAAAAATACAAGAAAAAAAATTCAACGAACATCTTCAACACGAAGAACTTCAATTAATGGAAGAAAGAAAAAAGCAGGGAAAATAAAAAAATTAACACAGTCACCAAATAATAAACAAACATCAAATTATAAACAAGGTTTATATATACCAAAGTACCCAGATAAATATATGGGTGATGTGAATAACATTATATTTAGGTCTTCATGGGAATTAGAAGTTTTTGATTTTTGTGATAATAATCCAAATATTATTTGTTGGTCATCTGAAGAAATAAAAATACCATATATAAAACCAACATTTGATGGAAGAGGTGCAAAACATGCGTTTTATTATCCAGATATATATGTTGAATATTATAATTCTAATGGTGCTGTTATCAAAGAGATAATTGAAATTAAACCATATAAGCAAACTATTCCAACAAGAGCTAGAACACAGAAAAATAGGCTATATGAATCAAAAATATATGCTGTGAATCAAGAAAAATGGAAATATGCTAAGATATGGTGCATGGAAAGAGGAATTAGATTTAATCTAATGACAGAAAAAGATATATTTATGTTGAAAAATAAATAAATAATATAAACTGACAAGGAAAATAACATGGTTAAAAAGATAAATGAAACTGCATCAGCAGGTGCAATGGGTGGTGGTTCAATAGCTGTTAAAACATCACGTGGTTTTGGTGAAAAAAATTCACCTCAAAAACTTATTGATTTTTTAAAAGATTTTTTTAATAGAAACACAACTAAATTAGATTATAAACCTGTTACAGACATGATACCAAAAAAAATAAACAAGTTGTATGAATCTACTGATATTTCTGATGTATTTGCAACACTAAAAAACAGTGAATATAAATCAGTTGAAAGAAAAGATACTGTAGTGTTTGGAATTGAAGATGATGATGGAAATATTATGCGAATTACATTACCTTCAGAACAAGGAAATGAATTTGAAATAAGAGTCAGTAAAGAATTAGCAGAAATCGAAGATTTTAAAAAGTCTGGTCATGTTGGGAAAAATATGAGCATGGCTGAATTGTTATATGAACTTAAAAAAGAGTTTGACATACTTGATGTTGACTTTCCAAAGATACCATCCGATGTTATTTATAATGAAAAAAATACAACCACTTCTGTTGAAGAAGTTCAAGATGATTTTAATCAAGACGAAAATTTAGAAAAATCTGATGATATGGAAATGCAAGATATGGATGATATGAATGGTGCACCAGATGGTTCGGATATGCAAGATATGGATGATATGGAAGACGATTCGGTTGAAGATTTTGAAGAACCACAAGGAAATAGTGCTGAATCAATATTAGCATCAGTAATGGCAACACTTAAAGCACAGGCAGATGCTGAAAAAGCTAAAGCTGATGCTGAAGCTGAAAAAGCTAAAGCACAACAAGCGGAATATTCATCTAAAATCGCTAGTATGGAAATGGATAAGCAACAACAAATGATGGAAATTGAAGCTGAAATGGATGCTCAAAAAGAAAAAGAAAAAGAAGCAAAAAAAATGGCTGATATTGCTAGACATAATTATCAAAAAAATAAAATGATGGCAAGTGAAAACTTTAAATTTAGTCCTATGATGTATAATATATTAGAAAGTGACCAATTCGATTCAATACAGTCTCTTCAAAGAGAAAAAATTAATATTAGAACAAAGTATGCACCATCATCAACAGATACAGTTGAACAAAAAATGTATAAACAGGAGCAAATGAGGTTAGCATTAAAAGAACTAATGGCAAAAATTCAACAAGTTCGTTCAAGAGATAATTTTAATAAAAAACAACAAATAAAAGATGATGAATTGAAAAAAAATCAAGAAATGAATGCTTCACAACAAAATCAAAATATTCAAAATGGAGCAATGAGATGAAATTAGAAGATATAATGATTGAAGAATACTATGAAGAATGTGAAGAATGTTTGGTAGATGAACATGGTAATATTTATGATTTAGACAAAAATATAATTGAAGAAGCAACAGCAGAAAGACAATTTAAACGTTATGGAACGAAGTTTGTCAGACAATTTAGGTGTATGAGTGGACCAAAACAAGGGAAAATGGTTAAAAAGGCAACTGATTGTGGAAAAAGAAAAGACCCATTAAGAGTTCGATTAGGGAAAAAAGCTGCAAGAATGAAAAAAGGTGAAAGGGTTAGAAAATCAAATAGAACTAAAAGAAAAACATTATCACAATTATTAACAAGAAGAAATAAAGTTTTAAGAGGTGATGTATGAAATTTGAAACATTAGAAGAATTTAAACAATATTTGGATAATAAAGGTTTATCAATAAAAGAATATAATATTAAATTAAAAAATGAAGATGATATTAAATTAAATGAATCAAACAATAGTATTGAAGAAAAATTAGATAATACATATAATGTCGTTAATGTTAAGATGTCATCATTTGGTAATGAACCTATTATTAAAGCGATTATATCAGAATCTGATGAAAATATCATGTACGTCAAAAAATTAAATATTTTTGAAAATGTTTGTGGTGTTGGAGAAATTCAATTATCTGAAAGCGTTGCAAGTATGAATGTATGTGAATCAAATGGCATTGCAAGAACAAACCTAACTATAAAAATTGATGAACACAGATACTGTGATGTTCCATTTAGGTTAGAAGAATCAAATATTGAAAAAATAGTTTTATCAAAAAAATGGTTTGAAAAAAATCATCATTAAAAAAAATCTCCTATAAATATTTCATTTATAGGAGATGTATATGCAAACTAAATCCCCGTTTTATATCGTAGATGATTTTATTTCACCTTTACAGTGTGAAGATATAATAGAACGTTCAAATAATGTAATGCCAACATTTGATTCAAATGATATGGTATTACAAGTAAATAAAAATAATAAATTAACTGACAATAGATTATTACAACCGTTAAAAGAAATAATTGAAAAAATTGAAAAATACTATGGGTTTGAATATAAAGCAATAACCAGATTTTCACATGAATGGTATCCAGAAAAATATAAATCAAATGTTAGAAAATGTGATAATAGTGTATATTCAAAAAATAATGGATGGAAAAAAATAAACGAGAATGATTTTACTGGTATAATATTTTTAAATGAATACAATGATAAAGCACCACTTGACCCATATTTTGAAGTTAAAGGTGGTAAATATGAGTTTCCAACCCATAATTTTGGGTTTAATCCAATAAGAGGAACATTGATAATTCACCCAAGTGGTCCAAACTTTGTGTATAATGTATCTAATGTTGAAATAGGTGATTTGAACCTTATTCGTTTTCATATTGAAGCAGAAGGTGGGTATAAATATGATATGAATAATTTTCAAGGAAATTATAAAACATGGTTTTAAGTGTTGACATTTTGTTTTTCAATTTTTATAATGTACAAACTTTTTATAAATTGGAGAAAAAACTATGGCAGTTGTTAAAGAATCTATACCACCAACAAATCCTAGAGATATTGAAAAAATCCGTAAAGTTCTTGAAGCATGTTCACAGGATTTACAAATCATTTCAGATAGAAAAGAAGCAATCAAAGAATCAATTGCTGAATTAAGTGAAGAACATCAAATAACAAAAAAAGATTTAAATGCTATGTTAACATTGTATTTTAAAAATAAGTATTCGGAATTTGTTACAGAACAAACAACATTTCAAGTAATATACGAAACTGTAATGGCAAATAATGAAGAGGAAGATGAAGATTAATGTCTTACATCTCATCAGTAATGTCCCCAGACAAGAAAAATGTTCTTGTCTGGGAAAGAAATAAAAAAGGAGAAAGAATACTTAAAAGACATTCCCCTGAATATTACTTTTATTATCAAAATGATGAATATGGTGATAAAAAAGATTTATATGGTAATAATGTTTCAAAATTAGAATTTAATAGTTACTCTCAGATGAGAGATGCTAGAAACATGTTAATTGAAAAAGGAAAAGATATTTATGAATCTGATATACCATTAGAATATAAAACATTATCAAACAAATATTTTAATAAAAAAAGCACAAATAAATTAAATTTCACATTATATGATATAGAAACAGATTATGACCCTAAAATTGGATATGCAAAACCAAAGAATGCATATGCACCTGTTAATGCTATTGCAATGTATCATGAATATAGCCAAAGAATGGTTATATTAGCAATACCATCAAAGAAATTTAAAAACATTACGATTGATGACATTCCTGAAGATATTAAAGAATCTGTTGAAATTTATTTATTCAAAAAAGAATCGGATTTATTATTAAGATTTTTGAAAGAAATCGAAAATTCTGACATAATTTCTGGTTGGAACTCTGATTTTTATGATACTCCATATATGTATGAAAGATTATTAAAAGTTTTGGGAAAAAAATATGCAAATAAATTATCGTTTGAAGGTGCAGGAAATCCTTATTATAAGGAAGTAAAACACGAAAAGTTTAAAAATGTACAAAAACTTTTAGTATTAAAAGGTCGAATTAACATAGACTATATGTTACTTTATAAAAATTTTGAAATGGATGAAAAACCAAGTTATACATTGGAAGCTATTTCTGAATATGTTTTACCTGATTTACAAAAATTAACATATAATGGAACATTACATGAATTATACAATAATGATTTTTTTCACTTTTTAAGATATAACAAGAGAGATACAGAGGTTCTTAAAGGGTTTGAAGATGTATTAGGATACATGCAAGTTGCCATTGATATGGCACATATGACAGGTGGACAAATAAATGATGTATTGGGGACAATTAAATTAGCTGAACAAGCAGTAATTAATTATTCACATGAAACCACAACTAATGTCATTAAAGATAAACCAGTATTTAATGATATATATGAAAAATTTACAGGTGCATTAGTTCTACCACCACAAATAGGAATGCATTCTGGTATAAGTGCAATTGACATTGGTTCATTGTATCCTAACGTAATAATTTCTTTGAATATCAGTCCTGAGACTATTGTTGGACAGTTTATTGAAAAAGAAAAAGCATATGAAAATATAAAAAATAAAACTAAAACAATATTAACTTTTTTCTATGAAAATGGTGATGTTGATGAAAGAACTGCTGAAGAATGGAGTGACTTTTTTAAACAGAATAAATATACATTAAGTGGTTATGGTACAGTATTTCGAACAGACATTATAGGAATAATACCTTCTATTTTAACAGAATGGTATAAAAGTAGAAAAGAATATCAAGCAAAGAAAACAGTAACTAAAGATAAAATAAAAGAACTATCAAAAACTCCTGAAATGGAGAAAATAAATAATGATAAAATAAAAAAATTAAAGATAGAAGCAAATTATTATCATCGTGTACAATATATCAAAAAAATCCAACTTAATTCAATGTATGGTGCACTTGGTAACAAATGGTTTAAATTCTTTGATATTAGATTAGCAGAATCAACTACAAGAAGTGGAAGAGAAATATTAATGCACATGGTTAGAAAGGTTGCTAATATATTAGACGGTGAATATATTTATCCATCGGATTCCACAATATATTCAGACACTGATAGTTGTTATTTTAAAACACATTGTGAAGATATGGAAAAAGCATATTCTGTTGGAAAATATGTTGAGAAAAAAGTAAATAAATCATTTCCTTCATTTATGGAAGAAACATTTTTTTGTTATAGTGATTTTTCTAAGAAAATATTTGCAGAACAAGAAATATTAGCTGACAAAGGAATTTTTGTTAAGAAAAAACATTATATTTTACATTTGATTAAAAAGGATGGATATGATGTTGATGAAATGAAAATAATGGGACTTCCATTAAAACGAACAACTGTACCAAAAATGATTAAAGAAAATTTAATTAGATTGATGCGTGATTTGTTAACAGGAAGAAGTTGGAAAGATATAAGTTATGAATTAGTTGAATATAGATATACAATTAAAGAAAAAACAACTTTAATTGATATTGGTTTACCTAAAGGTGTTAATAAAGTTGAAGAATATACTGAAAAATATGAAAATGGAGAAGAATTGAATAAGATTCCGGGACATGTTCGTGCAAGTATACTTTACAATTATTGTTTAGAGAAGTATAATGACCTTGAAAGTTATAGTATAATGTCGGGTTCAAAAATAAAAGTTTATTACTTAAAAAAACCAATAGGTATATTTAAAAGTATAGCAGTTCCAACAGACATGAATGAGTTTCCAACATGGTTTATGGAACATTTTTATATCTTAATTGATAAAGAAGCACAAACACAAAGATTGATTGAAAATACAGTTAAATCAATATTGGGTGCAATTGGTGAAATAATGCCAACATTTAAAACTTTATTATTTGATGAATTAGTGGAATATTAATATGAATAAAATGAATAGTGATTTTGTTAAATATATGCAGAGTGCAACAGCAATATCTAAAATACTCGGAATTGAGAGTGTAATTTTTGATGAGGTTGGGTTTAGGGGACAAAATCAAGATGGAATAATGGTATTAGATACAGACAATATTCCAGATATGGATTTTGATGCTATTGCAATTGGAGATATAAATGTTTTTAGTAATTCTATTAATATATTAGATAATCCAAAAATAGAATATGAATTAAAAAATAATAGGGATGGGTTCAGTTTTCCATATAGACTTTTAGTAAAATATAAAGAAAAAAGGACATCAATTGAATATAGATGTGCATCACCTATGACAATTGTTGCACCTAAAAGATTGAATGACCCTATAAGTTTAACATTTAATTTAGATGGAGATTCTTTAGAATTATTAAATAAATCTAAAAATGTAATGGGGAGTGAAAACGTATATTTAAAATACCACAATGGTGTTCTCTCTTTTGAAACGGATGACATAAATTCTAATACTTTTAAACATATTATAACTAAGAATGTTGAATTTTCTGAAGATGATTTTGATTTTAACTTTCCTTATAAATTTAAAAATATTTTATCAACTTTAAGTTATGCAAAAAGAAAATCAGATGATGGTGTAATTGAAGTATCAATAACAAAACGTGGGTTTATGAAGGTAATGATAGATAATATACCAGTTTATATTTTACGTGAAAAATTTGAGGGTTAGAAAATGTTTGAAATATTTAAAAGAGAAAAAACAAAACTTAAAGAACTTAAAGAACTTGAAGAAAAAGAAAGAATAGAGAAAGAAAAAAGAGAAGAAGAAATTCTAATAAAAGCAAAAGAACTAGCACTTCAAATATTATTTGAAGAAAAATTAAAAAAAGAAGAAGAAGAAAAAGAAAGAATAGAGAAAGAAAAAAAAGAAGAAGAAGAAAAAAGAAAAAAAGAAGAAGAAGAAGAAAAAAGAGTCCAAGTTGCATTTAAACAACGTAAAGAAATTGCAACAAGAAACGGACAACCATTTATTGAAATCGTTGGAAGTAAGTTAACCGAAAATGGGTTGGCAATACGAATGGATTGGAATTCTAAATTTATTGAAATGTGTAAAAAAGCAGGTATGACAGGTGATGAAGATACAATTGTACATTCATATTTAAACATGGTTAGTAGACACGTACAATTAACTGATATTGCAAAAGACTATATAAATGAAAAAACAAGTGAGTTTGAATAATGGCTAAAAATTTAATAATGGATACAACAAATTTATTATATAGAGTATTTTTTGCATCAAATAAAGATGCAGATGCAAAAGAAATAATAACAGGGTTATGCAATCAATCAGCATTACTACAATTAAAATATCATTATGATAAACATAAACCCGATAATGTTGTGTTAGCATTTGATTCATATTCATGGAGAAAAGAATATACAAAGGACCTATCAACATGTATAACAAATAAAAAATATAAAGGAAATCGAAGAAAAAATCTGACAGAAAGTCAGGAGCAAATGATGAAAAAGTTCGATGAGCATGTTGATGAATTTTATGAGTTAATAAAAAATAAAACCAGAATAATAACATTGCGTGGTAAATATTTAGAAGCAGATGATTTAATTGCTGGGTATGTTCAAATGAATAAAAATGATGATAATATTATTATTAGTGCAGATAAAGATTTTGTTCAATTAATGTCAAATCCAAGAGTTAAATTAATTGACCCAATTAAAGATAAAGAAAGAGATTTATCAGAATGGAACGATGATGCAAGATTTCATATTTTTGAAAAATGTTTCAGAGGAGATGCATCAGATAATGTACAATCAAGTTATCCACGTTTAAGAAAAAATAAAATAGAAGAAGCATATAAAGATGATTATGTTTTTAATACTTTAATGAAAAATAAATTTACAAGCATTGAAATGATTAATAATTCTCCAATTGAAATAGAATACATTACAGAAGAATTATTTGAAGAAAATGAAATGTTAATGGATTTAACAAAACAACCAAAACCAATTAAAAAAATGATTAAAAAAGTTATTCAACTAGAAGAAAACAGAGATAAAAAATATAACCATTATGCCTTTATGAGATTTTGTGTAAAACATCAAATGGAAAGAATTACAACATATTTAAGTGATTTAGCACCAGTTTTAAAAAATAAACCATTTCCAAGATAATTATGGTTCAAATTTAACTTCATTATCTTGAGGTGGAGCATTCGCATCATTGTGATACGGATGTTTTCTATAATTTGGTGGTGATGGAGTTGGGTATGGTGGATAATTAATTATAGGTTGAATATAACCATTATCTCTGCCACCCTTTTCCCATTTTCTACCAGTTGAAGCATAAAAACCAAATATCGCACTTGATAATCCAATAATTGTTGTGACAAAAGCTGTTTGTGCAGCAGTTGCCCCACCAACAGTATCAACAACGTAACATGATAATTCTTGTGCTTCTTTTAATCCTACTCCATTTTCAGACAAAAATTTCATTACTGCTGCATCGCATTTTGTTTGAACATGTGTTGGTATATTAATAAACCAAGTGTATAGTTGAATAACTAATAAACCATAGACAACCAAAAATGCACGTGGAACTATTCTCCATGCATCAATAATTTCAGCAACATCAATTAATTTATCCTTAAGTGTTAGTTTTTTTAGTTTTTTTTCTTCCATAACAAAAAAAATATTGAAATAAATAATATAAATATTTATAATATTTACAAACAAATTATAATAAAATCATGCCAAAAAAGAAAAAAACAGATATAAAAAAAAATAAAAGACCTAGAGGTAGACCTAGAGTATGTTATGAATTTGAACATGCAAGAGAATTAGTTAGAAGTGAGCAGATTGAATCAATTAGACAATACATAAAATGGCATAGATTGAATAATCCTGTTAGAATACCAATATCCCCTGATAGGGCATATAAAAAAGAATGGATATCTTGGAATGATTGGTTGGGTAACTCAAATGTTTTTCCAACTAAAAAACGTTATAGACGTTTTAAAGAAGCAAAAGCATATGCACAATCATTGTTGTTTAAAAATAGAGAACAATGGTATACATTCGCAAAATCAGGTAATAAACCTGATGATATACCATCACGACCAGATATTATATATAGAAAAAGTAATGAATGGTTATCATGGAAAGATTTTTTAGGGTATTCTGTTGCTGAAAGAATAGCAACACTTCAATCAACAGACACAATTTTATTTATATTACAATATCCAAATACACCAAGTAATGTATTTAGAATTGGGTTAACACAAGATTTACCATTAGATATTAAACATCGTTCTCAAAAAGAAGGGTTTAAAATATTTAAAATGTATAAAACGTATAGTGGATTTAATTATGTTAACACAATTGAGAAAAATTTGACAACATATTCTCAAATGATACATGTACCTAATTGCTATATTGTCCCAAATATATATAGCTTGGTTGACTACATTGAGGAAACAGAAGCGGTAGAATTAATTAGATAATTTATCATAAACGGTTTTAATTATTTCTTTATGAATAGTTCTACCGTTATTCATAAATTCTTTATATGTCATCCATTTTATAGAATCTGTTTCATCAGTATATTCTAAAAAATCGTCAAGATTAATGACTTCACATATATAAATATTAATGTTATTTAAAAATTCACCAATAAATAAAATATTTTTAACATTTTCTTTTCTTAATCCTAACTCTTCTTTAGCTTCTCTAAATGCACCATGTTTTATAGAAACATCAGAATCATCAATATGACCTTTTGCAATTTGATATTTTTCACCACCATATTTAGAATTTGATGGTTTCATAAATAACATCTTTATTTCATTATTAAATTTACGGTATGGAATAACTCCACCACGTTTAGTTTTTTTCATTCGGTACACCCAATTTTTTATAACATAAATATATAATATAACAGATATTTATTTTATAAACAATAATATTTTATAAATTAAGTAATTGACAACTAAAATAATATATTAAGGAGAATGAAAAATGGCAGAGCCAAGTAGACACATTAGATATTTAGAATTATATAATAACGGTGTAGAATATGAATGTTTAGTTTTACGAGAATTTGAAAACGGAGATATTGCATATATAAAGCTAAATGAACTAGATAGAACAGATTTAGATAGATTGGCAAAGATTGTATATAGACGTGGAGCAAACAATTTTCCATTATGGGATTTGTTAGACCAAAATACATTACAAAATGGTATGAATGCATTAAAATATTTTGACCAAATGGTAATGGTAAAAACTACAAGAGGTGAAATTATTCCACCAAGAAGTGGTGGACGTGGAACTTTAACAGGTACAGGTGTGAGACAAGCAAGACCAGAACCTGTACAACCATATCCAGGTCCTCAACCAACAGTTGCCCCACCTTCACCAGAAGTAGAATCAAAACCTATACCTGTACCAACACAACCACCTAATCCAGTTGCATCATCACAAGATGTTCAATCAACAGTGGTTAAAAAAGGTCCGGGAAGACCACGTAAAGGGTAATTTTTTATCGTAAAAAATGAGGGGATATTGCCCCTCATTTTAAATATAATATGGAAATAAGAAAGTGAATAGTATTTTTGTTCAAATAGCAAGTTATAGAGACCCAGAATTAATTCCAACACTTAAAGATTTAATCAATAAATCTAACTATCCAGAAATGTTGAGAATTGTAGTGTGTTGGCAACATTCAGATGAAAATGAAACGATTGAAGATTTTTTATCGGAAGAATTCAACGTAATAGATTTTGTAAATGATGGAAAATTTACAAAAATTTATTTAGAATATAATAATGCAACAATTGAATTAATTGATGTTCCACATATGCAAACAAAGGGTGCATGTTGGGCAAGAAATTTAATTCAACAAGAGTATAATGTAGAGAAATATACATTACAATTAGATTCTCACCATCGTTTCATTGAAAAATGGGATGAAACTTTGATTAAAATGTTGGAAGAATTAAGAACAAAGGAAAGTCCAAAACCTATATTGACTGCATATTTACCATCATATGACCCTGAAAAAGACCCTGAAGGAAGAGTTAATGTTCCTTGGAGAATGAATTTTGATAAATTTATTCCAGAGGGTGCAGTGTTTTTTATGCCACAAAAAATTCCTAATTGGCAGATGCTTGAGAAGGCAGTTCCAGCTAGGTTTTATTCAGGTCATTTTTGTTTTGCAGATGGTAAATTTAGTAAAGAAGTACAACATGACCCTGAATATTTTTTTCACGGTGAAGAGATTTCGATAGCAGTAAGAGCTTTTACACATGGATATGATTTATTTCATCCACACATAGTTGTTGCATGGCATGAATATACAAGAAAAAATAGAATTAAAATGTGGGATGAACATGTTCCAACTGCCAAAAACAGTGGTACAATAACCCACACTTGGACAGATAGAAACGATATATCGCATAATAGAAATAGAATATTATTTGGTATGGATGGGAATAAGCCTGATTCTATAGATTTTGGTAAATATGGTTTTGGTAAAAATAGAAGTTTAAGAGATTATGAAGAATATGCAGGAATATGTTTTGAGAAAAGAGGTGTAACACAAGCAACATTGGATAAAGAATTACCCTATCATAAAAAAACTCACACACCTGATAAGGAATGGTATGAGTCATTTGCACATTCAGTTGATGTTAGAATTCATGTTCCTATAGCAGAATGGGGTGATATTTTAGATGACTATGATTTTTTCTATGTGGGTGCACATGATGCAAATGGTATGGAACTATACAGAAATGATTTAAATAAAAATGAAGTTAATGAATCTATCAAAAAAGGTGCGGTGGATTTTCAATTATCATTTGTTTCAACACAAAAACCTAGTTCATACTCAATATGGACACATAGTAAATCAAAGGGATGGTGTGTTAAAGTAACAAAACAAATTTAATATTGATGAAGAATTTAACAATTGTTACAGGTTTATTTGACATTGGAAGAGATAAACTTGATAAAGGATTTTGTAGAACATTTCAAACATATTTAGATAATTTTAAAAAATTATTAGAAGTTAATGTTCCAATGGTTATTTTTACAGAAGAAAAAGTAGAACCATTTATATGGAAACATAGACACAAAAATAATACAAAAATTATTATAAAAAAATTACATGAATTTCCATTTTTAAAACAAACGAATAAAATAAGAAAAAACAAAGAATGGTATTCACAGGCAACATGGCTTGAAATTAGTCCTCAAGCAAAACTAGAGTTATATAATCCATTGGTCATGTCTAAACAATTCTGGTTAAATGACGCTTCAATATTAAATTATTTTGATACTGATTATTTTTTATGGGTAGATGCTGGAATTGCAAATACCGTTGGAAATATTAGAGAAAAAATCAATAATAATTTTATACAAAAAATAAAATCAAAAATGAATAAAATGTTGTATGTATGTTTTCCGTATGAAACAACAACAGAAATTCATGGATTTAAAAAAAGTGAAATAGATGCATATGCAAGTGATGAAGTTAAATTTGTTGCAAGAGGTGGAGTATTTGGTGGTCATAAACGAATATTAGCCGATATAAACGATAAATATTATCAAATACTATCTGATACATTAAATAACGGTTATATGGGCACAGAGGAGTCTATTTTCAGTATAATTGCACATAAATATCCAGAATTATGTAACTGCCACATGATAAATGAAAATGGTCTGGTTTATAAGTTTTTTGATGATATAAATTCCCAAAAACAACCAACCTTAGATGAAGATAAATTAGCAATATATTGTTTAACATATAATACACCAAAACAATTTGAAACTTGGATAGAATCTTTTTTAAATTCATATCCTGAAACATTTTTAAACAATAAAAAATATGTTTTAGATAATACAACCGATAAAAAAACGAAAATAGAATATAATAAAATATTCAAAAAATATGGGTTTGAAGTATTTAATTATAATAATATTGGTATATGTGATGGTAGGCAAAAAATAGCTGAACATTTTAATAATAGTAAACATGAATATATGGTATTTTTTGAAGATGATATGCTATTGCATACAAACGAAGCTTTTTGTAAAAATGGTTTTAGAACAAAATTTGATAAAAACATATTCGATACGTTAATGGTGATTGTAGAAAATGAAAATCTTGATTATTTGAAGCTATCATTTAGTGAATTCTTTGGAGATAATCATATAAATTGGGGGATAACAAATATGTCAAAAAACAATCTTAAACCATTTTTCCCTGATGGTTCTATCAATAAAAAAACTAAGATTGATTATACTGGTAGCATTGATAGTGTTCCATATAGTGTAGGAGAATATCATTATTGTAATTGGCCCATTATTTTTACAAAAAATGGAAATAAAAAAATATTCATAGAAACAAAATATGCAAAAAACTATGAACAAAATTGGATGGTTGATACCTTTAAAAAAATACGAAGTGGAAAAATCAAAGCAGGGTGTTTATTAGCATCTATGATAAATCATAATAGAACATATTATTATGGAAACCAGAGAAAAGAAAATCAATTCTCTGGTTAAATTTAAACATTATAACTTTGTGAAAATCTTGAATCAGAAGAACTTGCAACACTAACAGTCAGTGTGTATGTTATACTTAAAACTCTATCAGCACTTTTTAATATTGGGTCAAAAACTAAATGACTTAATAATCTTTCTCTTTCATCATCAGGATTAGCAGGATAATTTTGGACACCTGCAAGTTGTCCATTCTGTTGGTATACATTTACATTATTACATGTTTCATTTCCTAACACATAGAATAAATTGGTTAAATCTGCATCACATGTTAATGTTATTGTAGATGTATCACCCGTTGATTTACTTTGAAAAGATAAAAGACCATTAGATTCTTTACCAATAATTGTAGGGTATGTTCCATTTGAAGTATCATTAATAAACATGTATACATAGTCTGCAATAGAAGTATCACTTAACCATGAACCTGAATTAAACCCTTCACATAAATCACCATATGTCACACCACCAGTACCACCAGTACCACCAGCAGGAACACTCACTGTAGTTGTCCTTAGAACACCATCTACGTCAATTTCTATGTCATAATCAAAAGCACCTGAGAAACCAACTTCTTGTTCTGATGTTTTTGTACCAACATCAATATTAGTAACACCAGATGTTGATAATGCTGGTTTACCAGAACTATATAATCCAATCTCATCAAATAAAAAAGTTTTTTCACTATCAGACAGTGATGGGATTGGACTTTGAGTATCCAACTGCGATTTGGGTTCATTTTGATTTAAATAAACTTTTACAATAACATTAGAACTTTTTCCAGCTTCAACAGAAGTTACTCCACCATCTGAAGGGTCATCTTCTGGACAAGACCCACCACCTATTCTAACATTATCAGACCCTGCTGAACCGGGGTCTGTACCAAATAATGCATCAGATTCATCTACAACTTCAGAATATTGTTCATTATATAGTCTTGCTTCCCAACCTGCACCGTTATTTCCATCATTTGGTGGTTTGTATGATGTTGTATTTGATGCATCAATAAAAGTTCCACCATTACCAAAAGCAATTCTATAAATTGTTGAATGTGGTTCATTACTCAATCCACGTGCAATAATTCTAGCCATATTTTGTGTATGAATTGCATTATGTTTATCTAAAAGTATTTCATCAGTTGTTTCATCTTTAATAAGAACATGTCCTGAAATTTGAATCGGTAATTGAAAATTTATCATTGTATCTCCTTGACAAATAGATTTTATCTAATATAATATATTTATCAAATTACAAATATTTGATGCCAGTTAATATATGTGATAATAGATATGAGTGATTGTAACAAAATTTTAGAAAATTGCAATAGTTTATCATTAGACCAAATGGATTATTATTTAATGGGAAATGATGTAACAAAGGATGTTAAATGTAGAGAAATTTTAAAAGAATATAAACGATGTAAAGAAAAAGAAAAAATGAAACAAAATAATACATACCATGATTTACCATATTTAGATTTAGTTAATAAAATCCTTAAAAATAATCACATGGAATACAATAATAGAACAAAGAAAAATTGTATGTTTTATTTAGGTGACATGATGAAATTTGATTTGTCTGATGGAAGTTTCCCATTGTTAACAACAAAAAAAATGGCATATAAATCAATGATTGGAGAATTAATAGGTTTTTTAAGAGGTGTTGATAATGCAAAAGATTTTAGAGATTTAAAATGTAAATTTTGGGATGCAAACGCAAATGAAAGTGTTGATTGGTTAAATAACCCTAACAGAAAAGGTGAAGATGATTTAGGAAGAATATATGGTGTCCAAGCAAGAGAATGGAAAAACCCATCTGGTGAAACAGTTGACCAATTAAATGATGTTGTTGAAAAATTAAAACAAGGGATTGATGATAGAAGGTTGATTGTAACCCATTGGAATCCCGGTGAGTTAAAACAAATGGCTTTGCCACCATGCCACATGACATATATATTTGGTTTAAGAGATGGGTATTTAGATTTATGTATGCTACAACGTTCATGTGATGTACCATTGGGTATACCAATGAATATTGCAAGTTATGCATTGCTACTAATATTAATAGCAAAAATAACTGGACATAAAGTGGGGATTTTTACACATTTTATGTGGAATATACATATTTACGAAGACCAATTGGAAGAAATAAAAAAACAAATTACAAGAGAACCATATCCATCACCAAAAATAAAAATAAATTGTGAATTGTCATCATTAGATGATATAACAAATAAATTAACAGTAGATGATATTGAAATTGTTGATTATCAATGTCATGATGCAATTAAATTTAATTTTGCAGAATGATTAAAAATATTTTATATTTTTGCATTGGAGCGTTGCTAGGTGCATCTTTAATAACAGAAATTAAAGTTTCAATATTGGATAAGGATTTAGCACCTTACAAACAAAAATGTGAAAATAGAGTTGAGTTTTACGTAACAAAATATGATGGTACAATATTATACTCTGTTTGTAAAAATAAACAAATAATTAAAATTGTAGAAGAATGGTAATTGAAAGATATATTTTAAAAGCAAATGAATATTTTGCAATATTAAAAGAACCAATAGAACATAAACAACATTCTAACCAACAAGGTGGGTTAGATTTATATATAGAAGTTTTAAATTTACAATCATCAGAACATTGTTTTAAAAAATTATATAAAAATAAAAAAGGGTTATATTTTAAACATACTGGATATCCACCTAGTTATCTTAGTGATTTTATCAAAGAAGTAGCATATATTCCATACCAAATATATAGAATTTAACGTTATCTAATTTTTATTTCTTCTTTATTATATCAGGATATGTTCTTTCAATTGCATTAATATCTGCATAAAAATCGTTATTTTGGAACACTAAATAATTTATATTTTCAGAATTAAGTTCACCTGCATCAATAAATTCTTTGACATTTTTATCAACAACAGCATATGGTTCGTTCGTCAATAATAATAAAAGATATCTTGATTCTAACTCTCGTAAAACACCATCTCCCAAATTAATACGTTTAAACGAAATTTTTGTACCATTTTCAATATCAGACAATGTTAATCTAGCATCTTCGAACACTTTAAAATCAAGAATATTTTTAGTTCGTATGTAATAATTTCTCCTACGTCTAACTAGTATTTCATCCCAAGAATACCAAGAGCTTCCAACAATTTCATTAGGTATTGTTTCAAAGCAAAATATTGGCTCCTTGTCTGGTATCTCTATACATACTTCAATTGATATATCTTCATTTTTTAAATCAATATATTCATCAGTTGATTGTTTATAGTATATTTTTGGAATTGCCATAGTGAAAACACCATTTATTGTAACACGGTTTAATTCATTTTCACTTGGATTTGTATTTGGTAATGTTGATACTGAAGAGCGAGAAATTAAATGTACTGAACCTTTTTTAAAAGAATCAAAACTTAATTCTAGACTGTTTATTGAAGTTATAATAATATCATATGAATCATTATCTAATTCTATCAATACTCCGTTACCTATGTCTTCATACACAATCACAGCAGGGTTTGTACCCATGTTATGATTAATAACCCATTTATTAGAAATTATATCTTGATTAAATTTATAAAATGCTTTTCTTGGTGTGAAATCAACTAGGGTGTTATTTGCATCTAGAAAGTTTTCTCTAATTCCATCAGGATTTCTAGAAAGTTTATAAAGGTTTCCTCTGCAACCACTTGTGATTGTGCATTTTGAAAAAACTGTTAATCCTTTTTTGTTTTCTAATAGTTCAATACTTCTTTTACATGTATCACACTTATAGGTTACATTACTCATTAAATATTCTCAATTTATTAATATGAATATTTATCTTAATTGAGATAAAAAGAATTAACAGTTAAATATTTTTATAATGTTTCACTTGAGAATTTATCAATAAATTCATAAAAAGAATTAATCAAATTATTCCCATTGAATAATGCTGCTTTAATAAAATGTTCATTAGTTGTATTTGTTTCATTCATAATATATGCAAAATCTACTTCAAATTTAACAATATTGACCTCTGGTATTTTCTTACGAATGGCTTTATCTCTGATATTAGCAAATGTTTCATTCATAGAATTAACTTTATTTCTAAATTCGTTAATTTGTTTTACCATTTTTAGTTTTCACCTCTTTGTTTAAAATATAAATAAAAGTAAACCAATTTTAAAGGAGAATAATATGTTTGTCAAATCTAAAATATTTAAAAATGAAAAAATTAACAATATTGATAAAAAATTTGGTGCATCGCCATCTTATTATCAAGCGTTTTTTGTTGATGAAAACAATGAAACAAAATTTATGTTATTTACAGAACATGAGTTAAATCAAGCACTTAAACGTGGAGAAAAAAATCCCGAAGATGTTAGAGGAGATTCTGATGTTAAAAAGAAACCTTGGTGGAAATTTTTTTAAGGATTCCAATATTGCTTTAAATCTGGATGCATTATAGTATGAGGTCTAGGGTTACCATGAAAACATACTATACTTGCATCCTTTGGTACAGCACTATCAATTATTTTATTAATTCTACAATGTACTTTAAATGAAATTATTTTATTGGGGAATAAATGTTGCAATAAATCATATTCTTTAATATTGTTTAAAATGAATTCTTGGTCACCATATCTACATGAGTTCATTGAACGGTTTTTATTTTCCATAAACTTGTTATACACTTCATGCATTGTTTTACCTTTCCATATCATTACACCACTGCCAATTGAATATGGTTTATAAAAATCTTCCAATATTGATAAATTATCACCACATTGTGATAAAAAATTTATATCTTTTATTATAAAAGTATTTAATTAATTCCCATATTATATTGTAAAATAACGAATAAATAAAGAATTATTTCTTTTTTCCATTTTACATAAATATTATAATGATAAAATCAGAACGACACATAATAAAACGAGGAATTAATCACTCAGAATGTCACAGAGTGTGTCATTTATCAAAAAATTTATATAATGCGACATTATATGCAATTCGTCAGCAATATTTTGAAAATAAAACATATTTAAATTATTATTCATTGAATAAAATATTCAAAGAAAGCAATAACCCTGATTATCGTGAATTGCCCTCCAAGGTTTCTCAACAAACAATGAAATTAGTTGAACAAAATTTTAAGAGTTTTTTTGGTTCTATCAAATTGAAGAACAAGAAATCAAGGATTCCTAGATATAAAGAAAAGAATGGTTTAGTAGTTGCCACTTACACGAATCAGGCAATCTCTAAGCCATTGATTAATAAAGGGATATTGAGGTTGTCAAAAA